ATGACAAAAAAAATTAACAGTAAAAGAGACTTACCAAAGTCATTCAGCCTGGAAAAATATGATGACCTTGAAAATATGTCTGATAAGGATTTGTTTCGTCAGCTTTATTGGCGATGCGATGATTTAACAATAAAAAATACAGACTGCCCTGACTATGGTTTGCAATATGGTGCTAAATACCCGCTTAACAATAATTTTGGTGATCCATTCGGGGAGCTCAAAGCAGAAGAATGGTTTCTTGAAAAGCAAAAGGAATACGAATACAAGACTCAGCCTGATTTGCTAAAATTAAGTTACGGCGATGGCATAAAACCATTAATGAGATTTGAGTTGGCATTTTTAAATAAAATCAATGCTGATAAAGGTCACTGGAAAGGAAAGCCAATAGTAGTTGACGATGATTTGGTGGGGGATTTGTTTACAGCAGATAACGGTATGTTTTGGGCTGTCATGCGCGAGCCAGTAAACTTACTTTCTGATGTTGTGGAAAACGTGATGATTACTGTTGACTTAAACAACAGAGATGATCTTTTGATTGAAGCATTCACGAACCTCCTCCCAAAATGGCGCGAAGAACTCGGAATACCTGAACCAGATAAGCCAGTCTCAGGGGACTGGGAGAGCGTCAGACGTAAGATAATTGACTACAGAATAATTCCACTTATTGATTTGATGTCATGGGAAAGCGCTACCGACAGCAAATTATCTCTTGGCGTACTCGCAGTATCCCTGTTCCCGGATGGAGAAAAGGAGTCCTTTGCCATAGCTCAAACGGTGAAACCTTTCTTGGATAAAATCATAAGAAGTGATTCTTTAGATAAAATCAGGAAAGAATTATCTTGATATAACTGAATCAGGGTAACTCCTTTAGAGGGATATAATTTTTTTCTCACCGTCGCGGTGATAATTTTTTTTAATAAGAATGCTCTCGAACCCTAGCGAACGAGAGCATTTTTTTATGAACAATATTAAACAATCCCAGCAGCCAGCAGAAAGAGTTATCCGTGAGGCTGAGTGCCGGCAGCTAACCGGTATTTGTCGAACCACTCGATACATGATGGAAAAAGAGGGGAGCTTTCCCGCCCGCCGCAAGCTGGGAGGTCGTGCCGTTGGTTGGCTTCTGTCTGAGGTCACAGCATGGCAGCAGAGCCGCAGCAAAGCAGCGTGAGGGGTGGGAAATGTCACATAAAACAAAAGCGGCCATGCAGGGCCGCCAATGTCACTACCAAAAACTTAAGCAAAGTCAGGATACCAGGGTTAATGCTGGTGGTCAAAGCCTGAGCGCTCCTGTGATTGCAGGAACTGCGCCATTGGCGAGGTTACGTGAAACTACCCAGAAATTGGGCTGTTTAAGGTGTACGGCATTGCCGCATACCCAATCTCCCGAAACTTCGGGAGAACTGGAACAGAGTGCCGGGTGTACTGCAATGCAGCATACCCCGGAGAGATCCCGTAGTTTCGACAAATACCCAGATATTGGGTGTTATGGCCTGCATAAAATCGCACTTGCGGTTCTTTTTCCTGTCCCCGGCTCTTCTTTAGCTCATTTGCAATGGCGGATATTTAATCACGTGGTAACCAGCCTTTCGCATTCCTTTTGGGGATTGGAAGGTTCTTTTCCTTCAAAATACGTAAAATGGCAGGTTCTGAATGTGGTCCCCAACCATCCCAATTACCTTCCCAACAGTCGTTACAGCAGAAAGCCCTACCGTATAATTGCAGTACACGTCCTTGGTAAAGGTCTGGGCCAAATCGTGTTTCTGATCCACAGACTTCACATGTGCAATAAAAATGCCCTTTCTCATCTATGCGCATCATCTTCTTCCTCAAATCAACCTTTTGGTTCTATTCCTTGCCGACGCAATTCCGCGCGAGCTAATTCTTTTATCCAATTACCAAGACTTACGCCTTCGCGCTCCGCTGCATCGTTCAGTTGCTGGCGTAGATCAGGGTTGATTCTGATCTGGAAAGTAGGTGACCAGCCATCACCTTTAGGGGTTTTGTCTCGTTTAATTGTTGACACGTACGTACATAACCTCATAGCATGTATTTTGTTATGTACGTACGTTATCACGTCGGGCATAGAAAAGACAACGCCCCAAACTGTTGGAGCAGTATTGGGGCGTCTAACCAAACCGTTAGTTGAGGTAACAGTTATGGCTGAATTACAGCATACCCAAACTCGCCCGGAATTTACATGGAGATTTATCTCTGCTTCTGAGCGCTACCCTACCGCCAAACCATTGGTGATCTACGTCAACGCATCCAGCGAACAGGAGGCCCGCGACACTATGCCGGGTGTAAACCTCATTTTCGCAGCACGTCTCCCATTCCATGCCTTTCAGGCAATGGAGGTACGCCATGCGTGAATTAACCAATAAAAGTGCGTCAATAGCCTGTGAACTGGCTGCGTTGTTGATGGTTGTCGAAGAGTGCGACGTTGATCAGGTAGAACGTGAAAACCTTATCAGCCTGGCCAGACGAGTATCGGATCAACTTGCGGCAAGCATGGTGGAGCAGAATGAAACGGGAGCGCTCAATGGATAACTTTTACACCTACCGCAGCAAAAAAGATTTGCTGTTACTGGCGCAAGAGGTTGCTGCGCTCATGTCATGTGCTGCTTACCTTTCAACTATCAAGGGGGAGGCGGAGCGTATCCATGTAATGAGTTTAACGCACCTTGCTCAGCGCCTTTCTGACGAACTGGCAAACTCACTGGATATTTCTACTTTTTCAGACCCTGAAACGCAGGAGGCAAGACCATGATCAGCAATGTGAAGTTTAACGAACTTGCTAACCGCGTTGATCTGCTGGTTGAGAAGGTTTTGCGCCTTGAGGCTCAGGTTAAATCACTTACCGATAGTCAGGGCGGAGAAATCCCTCCGGGTATGACGCCAGTAGCAACACTGGCTGCTGAATACGGTATCTCAACCAAAAAGGCTGAGGAGCTGGCGAAAAACACAGGGGTGATGCTGGTTAAGCTGAAATCTGGCGGGTTCGTTGCGCCTGATGAAAAGTTCAGGGAAGCGGCGCGGCTGGTGCTACGCAGCGCTAAGCGTAAATATGGATCTGCGTACTGGTTCCATCCTCTGATCGGTAAATTCCAGATGAGCGGGGGCATTCCAAAATGACGGTACAACTGACAGCTGTAGAAACTGTATCTGATGCCCTGTTCACCTGTTCGTATCTGTGGGCGCATGGCAAGCAGTACAGTCGCAGCGATTTGGATAAAGCCCTCCACCAGCATAAAGATCCCACTACCCGTTACGGAAAGCTTGTGGCTCGCCTCAACCAGATAGCAGCAATGCCGTATGAGGAGCTTTGTGATGCCGGGTATCTCGATACGGACCGCAAACAAATGATTACCGCACGGCGTTCTGTGCTGGTGGAAGAGATAGGCGAAGGAGAAATGAATGCCATGCTGTCTGACGTGCAGCGCATTCACCGCGTATTCCCTGATGCTGGTGCAAAGTTCAGGACAAAGCTGCCTCTCTCTCGCGGTTCTGAGGGCTTTGATATCCGTCAGGACTATATCCTTAAACACTTTCTGCCAGCGCAATCACTGTGCAGCATTTACGGTCCCAGCGGTTCGTATAAGAGTTTTCTCGCCGTGTCGTGGGCCTGTCACATCGCTGCAGGTCTGCCATGGGCGGGGAAGAAGGTTACTCCCGGTGCGGTGCTTTATGTGGTTGGTGAGGGGGGCGTAGGCGTTCCCCGGCGTATACGGGCTTGGGAGCAGGTGCACGGCATACAGGCGGACAACCTCTGGCTGGTCAATCGTCCGGTGTTTCCTGTGCGCGAGTCAGAGGTAACGGAAGTGCTTCTGGCTGCCAGGCAGATTGAAGCTGAATGTGGTGTGCCGGTTCGCATGGTGGTGATCGATACGCTGGCCCGTTGTTTTGGCGGTAACGACGAGAACGATGCTCGTGATATGGGGGCATTTATTGAAGGGTGTGACGTTATCAAACAGAAAACGGGTGCAACGGTGCTGGTAGTTCACCACTCCGGCAAAGATGAAGGGAAAGGCGCTCGCGGTTCCAGTGCTTTCCGCGCTGCGCTTGATACTGAATTTAACGTTAAGCGTGAAGGGGATGGAAAGGCGCTTATTCTGACCTGTACCAAGATGAAAGACGCGGAGGAGCCAGAGCGTAAAGCGTATGACCTGAGAACGGCAGAGCTTTACACCGATGAAGATGGTGAGCTTGTTTGCTCTCTGGTTGTGCACGATCAGCCGAGAGAGGCTAAAGAGGTTGAGCCTGAACTGGCCAATGTCTCCCGTCTTAGCGATAACCATCATGCACTATGGCAGGCAGTACGCAGCCGCACAGCTAAGGGGGAGCCATGCACTATCTCCGTCATTAAAGACGATCTACGTGCAACGCTGGGTGCAGACAAAGTGAGAAAGTCATTCCCGCGCTGGCTGGACAAGCTGGAGAGTGAGCAAATCATTCGCATCGAGGGTGAGAACCTTTACCCGGTAACAGTCGAGTAAATGCGGCGGTAAGTGCGGCATGTGCGGCATTTAGTATGTTTTATGACCAAATGCCGCACTTAGTCCCTGTATACACGCGCTAAGTGCGGCATTTCACTGAAACCCCCGTCATTACTGGCTTTTAGCGTGTTTTTGAAATATCTGGTGCGGCGCTAAGTGCGGCATTTCTAAGCGCGGCGCTAAGTGCGGCATGAGTGGCATTTAAATTATGGCGGTTTAATTATGAGCAAAGAAAGTGAAAAATTGATTGAGCAAATGGAGTCGGAAATAAGGCTTTGTTTCTTGGGCTACCTGCATCCTGATATGCCCCGTGACATTGCAGAGCAGGCTGCCTCGGAAATGGCTACGGAGGCAATAGGCAGAATTATTGAGCATGGTGCCAGCATGGGGCTTTCAGAAGTGGAATCCATGCGCCACTTACTCAGCTCAATGAAGAAGACAGCTAATGTTGTCACACTCGGAAAAACCATCCACTAAAGGACAAATTTCATGACAAGTAAAACTGATGATGTTGTTTATTCGAAGGTTCTGATCCAGAAAATAGTAGAGCACAAAGATACGTTCGGTATACCAGACAGCAAAGCGGAATTACAGCTTATGCCGCTGAGTGAATACCGCGAGATGGTAAAGCGGGAGTCATTCTTTTTCATCGATCACAATGGCTTTCTACGGCATCAATTTTCTGGTGAAGTTATTGCCGCCAGCAAAGAGCAGTTGGATATTCTTATCGGGGAACTGAAAGCGAAGCGAGAGCTTCTTGATGACGCTCTTGACTGCGCTAAAGAATAGATTTGTAAATTAATTGCTCGTTAATTTTCATTACTGTTCATCACTGAAAAATGACGTTTACTTATTAATAAGTATGTATATTTTGAAGAGTGGCACTCAGACGTGAGCCGCCACTGGCCGTTTAATCAAGCTGCGCGAAGTAGCCTGTGGGATGCAGAAAAAGATTAAACGGCCTCACCCTTTCCCGCGCTGGTTTCACGTCTCAACGTTAATTGTTACGGAAACCACTCATGAAAAAATTACTCGAATTACGCCAGCAGAAAGCCGCACTAAAAACCCAGATGCGTTCCATGCTGGACAAAGCCGATGGCGAAAAGCGCAGCCTGAACGAAGAAGAAGGCAAAAAGTTCGACGAACTCCGCGCCCAGGCTGATGCACTTGAGGTTGAAATTACCCGTCTTGAAGCCGTCGCCGACGATCAGCGCAATCTGCCTGGTACTTCCGTTGAAGGTGAGCCAGTTGATGCGCCGCGCGATAAATGCGCCCCTTTCCGTGAGATAAATGGCATCGCTGCGGCGTTTCAATATTCGCAAAAGAATTACAATCCTACTGCGTCATCCTTCCTCTGACCATCTACCGGAAAATACCGGTAAAGCGTCGATAACCCTACCCCGTAAATAATGGCCAACTGTTGGCGGGTGTGCCCCTTCGCCAATAGCCGCCCAATCTGCTCTCGCTCACGCGCTTTTAATGCGTTGGGCCTTCCACCTACGCGTCCCTGTGCCCTGGCTGCTGCCAGCCCGGCCAGCGTTCGTTCGACGATCAGCTCACGTTCCATCTCCGCCAGTGCCGACATCACGTGAAAAAAGAAACGCCCCATGGCAGTGCTGGTATCAATACTGTCTGTTAAAGAGCGGAAGTGGGCACCGCGTTCATGTAACTCTGATATCAGTGCGATCAGGTTCTTAACGCTGCGCCCCAGCCTGTCCAGTTTCCACACGACCAGGGTATCCCCGCTATTAACGCACTTTAAAGCACGTTTCAAACCGGGACGGCTGGCAACTTTTCCGCTCATACGGTCTTCAAAAATGCGTTCACAGTTTGCGCTTGTGAGTGCATTACGCTGTAAATCGCTGTTCTGGTCGATTGTTGATACGCGGATATAACCAATGACGGCCATCAATTCTCCTCCTCTAAGTCGCGGTGGGAGGATTTTTACAGATTTCGCTATGTGTAACCGCTTTTCCAAAAACCTTGGTTTGAAAGAAGCGGCTAAAAGGGATGTTGGGACTGGCGCTAACCAGATTCCAGATATGGCATCATTCTCCAGTTCACAGAGTTCGCCGGGCTTTCAAAAGCTACCTTCTGGTTTGATCCTACAGTGGGGCATCGTTAGCGGAGGCTCAAGCTATACGGTTACTTTTCCAGTGAGCTTCCCCATAAGGACACTCATGTTAATGGCAATCCCACATACAACTTCAGCGGCAGGAGTTACCTCAGTAGGCGTAGCAAACTGCTCTGATTTGGGTACATCTCAGTTCTATATCGTTGTTGGAAAAGTTAGCCAGGGTGCAATGATTGAATACGAACGCGCCTGTTACTGGTTCGCTGTTGGTATATAGGAGACAAAATGATTTATTTTTCCAAGTCGTCAAATGGCTTTTTCCTGGACAGCATAAACGACAATATGCCTGCTGATATCGTCGAAATTAACGCTGATTTATACAACGCCCTAATGGCGGGGCAGCAAAATGATGGGAAGGTTATCGAATCAGATGATGATGGATATCCAATTCTTGTATCGCCCAAAGTTGACCACATTGCACAGGCAGAGAATCAGCGCGCGCAATTGCTGGCAACGGCTGATAATGTTACGGCAGACTGGCGGGTTGAGTTAATGCTGGGTGATATCAGCAATGAGGACAAAGCAAAATTATCATCATGGATGGACTATAAGAAGGAAGTGAAAGCCGTCGATACGTCGACGGCTCCTGATGTTAGCTGGCCTGTTAAACCGGCGGTGTAGGCCATTTGATATTTGGCGCAGCGTCAGGAACGACCGCCCGCAATTCCTTTATGTAGGTCAGCCAGAGTATCAGGCTGGCCTTATCTTTATCACTGATAATGCCTAACTGTAGTTCGGTCTGCCATATATTGATCGTTGTTTGCGCCTCTGAAAGTAACGCAACTTTTTGTTGCTCCGCCGCTTCCACGTCCGCCGCGTGCTGCGCTTTAGTATCAATCACCCACTCATTACCATTCCACGTGTCATGATATGTCGCAGGTGCCAGCGTGGTAGTGCCGTCAGGGTAATCCCCCGGTGCTGTGATGACAATCGCTTCGCCTGTTTCAGTGCTATATACCGTTTCACCACGGTGATCAGCCATATATTCCCAAGCTGTAAAATCTGCGTTCCGGCATATGGTAAATCCCTCTTTGTCTTCGCCCGGAGAGTCAATGCATGATTTAGCCGGAATGCCGACGCCGACCGGCAAATATTCAACCGAGGAGGAAATATATTCGCGCGTCTCACCATCGTAGTTAAACACAGTTATATCACCGGTCACTGTAGCAATAAGCTCATTGTTTAATTTTGCCTTCGCCATTATGCGGCCCTCACGATGTAGTTAAATGCGATGTTACGCGGACGAGTTTCTGCTGCAGAACGCGCGACAAGGGATGAATCAAAGACAAGATCGACCCCCTGATAATCGGAATTCTGTCCGTTAGTATTTGGGTAAATAGAGCTTCCGCGTTTAAAAACCCCGCTAACATTAGACGTGCTGCTATTCACGAAGCCAGTTGCAGCACCATTACTTGCTGAACCAGTCATTTTTTGAAGGGCATCGAGCTGCAGAGAAAGCAGCGTTCGACCAGCATCAATACCACGTACATCATCCCAGCCACGTATAAACTCCCCGCGTAAGTCTGGAAGTTTCAGGGTTGGGTATGCCAGAGCCAGATTCGGATATTGCGCAGCCGTGAAAGCAGCTCCGTTGCATTTGAGCCACCCCGTCGGTGGATTTGCTGACGGCCACGGAACGGGTACACCGACAGGCAAAGCTGACCCTTCTCCCAAACCAAGGTTTTTGACAAAGAGCGCCGGGTCAGGAATATCTGCGCCGTTCTGGTCTTTGGCCAGCTTCTCCGCCAGCTTGTTCAGGACCGTGGTTGCAAAGTTTGGATCGTTACCAAGGGCATCAGCCAGCTCTTTGAGCGTATCCAGCGTCTCAGGGGCGCTGCCTGCAAGCGCCGCAAGTGCTTTGGCCACAAACTCCGTCGTCGCCAGCTTCTTGCTGTTGTCGCTATTTGCAGGCGTAGGCGCTGTTGGCGTGCCGGTGAATGTCGGGCTGGCTTTCGGTGCGTACTGGGTATGCGGGTCTGCTGCCGCGATGTGTTTCGCAAGGTCTGTACCGCCTTTCTCAACCTGTTGTTTCAGGTACAGCGTGCGGCTGGCCAGTTGTTTACCCTGACGGTTAGAAATTCCGTCAGGCCCACCCAGAACGGGGTCAGAGACCTCAATCTGGTAGATGCCTTCTTCCCACTGCGGGGTTTCAGGTAGGTTTGCCATAATTAACTGCTCCCGTGGTTATAGCTGCCGTCATAGTTGACGGTGTTGTTGTAGCGAATGGCGACAGACTGATACTCCAAGCTTGCCAGATGGCAGCGGGCCGGAGCAAAAGCAGCGAGCGTCTGGCGTAACAGCGCCGCCTGATCGTTAGTGATGGGCTGTTGAAGGATGACGCGATATACCGCCCAGGCTTCCGCATCGCCATGAACGAAAAGCCCGTTGTAAGTGTGTTTGCCGTCGTAGCCAATCTGGCCAGTACCTTCAATCAGATCCACTTCGCCGAAGCCGAAACGGCGGATAATTTCCCTGATTGACCACGGCGTCCCTTTGTAGCGGTGCAGCTCGATAGCGGATTTGATAAGCATGCGGCGAACATCGTCAGATTCCGCCAGCTCCCAGCCATCGCCAAACAGTGAGAACTGCTCGCCCAGCCATGGCAGCGCGGAACTGTCGACAATATCGACGAGATAGACCATCAGTACGCTCAGGTCGATGTTATCCAGCCGCCCGGCCAGTCTTCCCAGCGTTCTGAGACTGATATCACCCTCAAGCGGCGGCGGGAGTTGTAGCGGCTCAGCCATCAGACACTCCAGTCATGTTAAGAGTGATCGCCGTACAGTTTGCCCATTCGTTTTCTGCCACTACCTTCAGCACCGGTGTCACCAGTTCGACCTGATACACTCCGGCAACGGACAGCACGCTGATAATCTGACTGGGGACAATATCGCGCCCCAGCGTGGCGGTACGAGACGCTACCCAGTTCTGTATGGCGCTGTTGGCGCTGTCCTTTATCGAGTTGGCATCCTGGTCACGATAGATAGTGATGTTGGCTTCAATGGCGTAATCCACCTGAACAGGTGTTTTAGCCCGCACGGTATCAGTGAGCGGCCTGACTTTTTCGTCCGAGCAGAAACTCTCTACCAGCGTGAGGATGCTGTCGTCCGGCAGGCCGGTGCTGAGCAGCAGATACAGTTCTACGGTGCCGGGAACCGGGGAAAGCACCGCAACATCGACGATGTTGGGATGGGCCTGCATGGCATGAAAGCGATATGCCATACGGCTTCCGGCGTTGGTGAATGACTCCGGGGCCAGTTTAATACGCTCGCGGAGCCTGTCATTGTCTTCCTGCTCTGAACCGCCAGAACTTGCCATCAGATTGGTCACCTGCAGGTCGACGTTATCAATCTCATCGAGCAACTGACTGACCTGCGCAGGTTGCCAGCCATTGCCAGCGGCTCCCGGTTCGGTACAGGTGGCCGTGGCATTGACCAGCAGCAATCCGGCTTTCAGCACCACATCCGTATCGGTGGCAAAAATAATGCTGTCGGAAGCGCTGACGCGGGTGCCTGCCGGAATCAGCACATCAATGGCCAGTGCCTCATCCACGGAGAACTGGAGAGTGGTGGTGGCAGGCTGCGCGGCAAGGCGGTAAACACCGACCAGTTCACCGAGGTAATCAATCATCGGCTCACGGGCAAAGGCGACCAGATTCTGTTTGGCCGCTTCCTGCGCCGCTACCCTGACCAGCATTTCGCGGTATGCCCACAGGTCAATCAACAGGCGCTCAGCCTGGGCGGGATACAGCGTCTTGCCGGTCGCGGCTTCGTACTGAGCAATCATTTCAGCCGTGATTTTGTCGGCATCGCGTTCAATAAAATCGGGTTCTGTCAGCGCCATAAAAGCTCCTGAGTCCGGGGCTGTCCGTCAGAGCCTTTCCAGCTCACCCGGAGCGTAAGATGTTCGCCGTCGACGGCGGGTTTAACCGACATAAGCTGGCAGCGAGGCTCCCAGCGGCGAATGGCATCGACGGATTCGCGCACCACATGCGGAATAGCCCGGTCGATGGGCCAGTCGATATAAAGGTGAAGATTGCTGCCGAACTCCGGGCGATGCGGGTCGCTACCGCGAGGAGTACGCAGGATGATTTGAATGGCCTGCCAGATATCATCCAGCCCCCGGACGATTTCGCCGGGGGCCTGCAGGGCCGGTTGCCAGAATACGGAGGTTGTTTTCATGGGGGCAGTATTGCCCCTGTGCGGGAACGCCGATATTAAAGGCGTTTAAGAAGGTCAGTGGGAATGGTGATTAGAGTTCTGGCCGTCAGACAGCATGCTACCTGTGGAGTGGGCATTGCCGTTGATTTCAAGGTTGCCGTTCACCGTGGTGGTGTCAGCAGTCAAATCAATGGTTTTTCCCTTCAGGCTGATACCTACCGCAACCTCGATTACTACGCGCTCGATACCACCTTTGACCGTCAGCGTATGGGTCGCGCGGTTATAGCTGAACTCTGCGCCATCCGCGTATTTCGTGCCCCGGACGTTTTTGTCGCTGAACGGTGGCTTATCGACGTCTGAGTACACCGCGCCCAGAATGACACCATCCTCGCCGTTGGCATCGAGCAGCACCTCAACCTGCTCCCCCACGTCAGGGAGCCAGTAATCCTTGTTATCCTGGGTGTTGCGCTGGAGTACGTTAAGCCAGTTAGTGCGCAGGTTATCGCACTCAGGCAGACGAACGCGGGCCTGAACCTTGTCGGCATCAACGGCGCTGACCGTGCCGACCTGACGGGTGACAACAGACATTACTTATCTCCCTTTATTACCGTGGATGTGGTGCCATCGTATTTGTAGACGGTCAGTGTCTGGCTCTTGCCAGTCTTTTTACCTTTTTTCGCCTTGCCCTGCGTGACTGGCCCTCGTGCCACTTCCAGTTCTGTGATGTAGCCGCTGTTACGGTCAAACGCATGGCGGGCAGTGGTTATCAGCCACGGCCCGGATAACTGACCAAAACCCACCAGTTCAATTTTGTTGCCTGCTGTCAGTTGAGGTGTCCCCATCAGCGTCAGGGAGCCATTCTGCTGATATTCGTTATGCCTGGCCAGCGCCGAATCCGCTTTAATCCGGGCGCTGTCCGGGTCGCTGACGCGGCTGTTAACCTTCAGTGAATCAGCGCTGGTGACTTTTGCCAGTTTGACCTGTTTATCGCTTTCACTGGTGCCACCGGCAACCTCGTAGGCGATCAGCTTTTTATCGCTGCTCTTCTGGTGTTTTACCTTCGCGGATTTGTAGACGCGGTTGATGGTGTCACGCAGGGAAAAACTGGACACATCCTGTGGCTTCAACTGTTTTACCGGCTCCTGACCGCGCAGCGTGGCCAGATGAGAGAAAATCAGCTGGTCGCTGACCACTTTTACGGCATAACCATACTCGCTGGCCAGCCGACGCAGGAAGCTCACGTCCGTTTCTGCATACTGGGTCACCCGGTCAATTTTGATGGACTCAATACTGCCAACCAGCTTCAGCTGATGCTTTTTGGCAATCCGCCCGGCGATGGCCGCCAGCGTGGTGCTCTCGAAACCACGACTGGATTTTGTCCGCAGAGCGTTGTTGACCGACGTGGCCACGCCCCGGATAGCGACAACGGACGCGGGCGAACTCACCTCGATCTCGTCTATCGAGAACGTACCGCAGGACAGCAGCTTCTCGCCCTGATAGCCCATCTTGAGCGTCAGCGTGTCACCCTTGCCCGGATACCACTTATCCAGCCAGCGACCATCGGTGTCGTCCAGCTCCACCTCAATGGTATCGGACTCGCTTTTGATGTTATCGCTGTAGGTTACGCGGGTGACATAGGGGGCGATATCGGTGGTGATGTTCTTCTGCAGATACCACAGGGTGAAAACCGGACTCAGAACATCGCTGACGCCGGTTAACGCTGATGCGGCCTGTACCGTGCTGTTTATCTCAGCCATGGGGCAATATCCTCTTCTGTGGTGGCTTCTTCAGCCTCGATAACCGGGATCAGTAACAACAGCCCGGAGGGCAGCACCGGCGTAATGGCCACGTGCGGATTGGCGGCAATTATCCGGGGATAGCCCAGTGGGTCGCCGTAGTACTGCCATGCCAGAGAATCCCACCGCTCCCCGTCACGGGTGACATGTTCAAGAAACATCACACACTCCTCGCCAGAATTTTAGCTGCCATGGTGCTTAACCCCGGCGACATCCGGGTGAACGTGGTGCTGGCGGAGTTGAGCTGCCCGGAAACAGCATCCAGCGCTGCCGCGATATTGCTGCCGTCCACGCCGCTCAGCGAAGACTGCGCCTGTTGGACATACGTGGCCGCATCACTGGTGGCTCTGGCCAGACTGATGGCATCAGGCATGGATTCAGAGAGCGCATTGAATGCCGGAACGCTCTGGCCTAACGCCCCGGACACGTTGCCCAGTCCGCTCATCAGCCCCGGCACGCGGGTCAGCGCGACTGCGGGGTTATCCTTCATTTTCTGCGCCACCCGAACGGCGCTGATGGTGGTCTGGAGAACAGACTGCGCCTGTTTGGCATAGTTGACGCCGTCGCGAACGTACTGCGCCACCCCGGAGGGAGAAGGTACGGCACCTGAGACAGCCCCGACGCCGGGAACCTGCGTGCGTATCGCAGGAGGCTGTAGCGGGTTCTTCGGGTCGCCGATGTACTCCCGGAGAGATGCGGTGGCATTGACGGCCAGCACGTTGCCTGTGCTGTCCGTCTGCTCGCTGGTCGCGGTCACGTCGGTAATCACAAACCAGCCGCGATAGTCACCGTTGCCGAAAACCAGCGCCAACGCCTGATGGGCTTTCATGGCCGTTCTCAGTCTCGCCAGCTCCACGTCGGGCACACAATAATGCTGATGGAAGACCAGGCTTATCTGGATTTCGTCCAGCTTATCGCCGACGAACTGCAGGCCGGGCTTACCCTCGATGCGGGCATGTTCGGCATAATCGACGCCGAACGTTGCCTCGAAACCGTCCCAGTAAGTAATCAGTTCAAACTCAATATCACCCAGTACCGCAAACATTATTCGTACCCCCGACGTTGTTTCTGAGCCAGCAGACGTTCCAGCATTTTCTCCAGTTCATGCAGGCTCATATTCAGTGCGCCGGTCAGTCCGGCTGGCGCTGCGGTTTCTTTGCCATTGAGGAAAAACTGAGGATTAAAGCTGACCTGAATACCGCCAGACGCTCCGCCACCAGAAGCAGCTGCGCCACGGCCTGAATATCCCGCAGCCATGATTTCCGGCGACGGGATACGGGGAACATCAGGAGTCATCTCTGTTGCCAGGCGTTGTCCGGCAAGCGCTGCCAGCGGTGTGGTGCGCTGCAGGCCGATAGCGGCACCCTGCGCGATGTTGTCACCAAAGCCTATAAACACACGGCTCGGCGAATGAATGCCCAGCTTTTCCTTGAACCAGCCGCCCACGCTGTCGCCCATATCTGTGACGGTGGTTTTGAGCGACTCCCATTTGTTTTTGATGCCGTTTATCAGCCCGTCGATAAGATGGCCACCGAAGTCAGTGAACTTCGCGGGCAGATCAACGCCGAGATATTTCAGCGCAGCCGCAAAGGCTTTATAGAGCAGACCAACCGGCGACCAGTTAATCAGCAGCTTACCAATCCCCACGATACCGCCGTTAAACGCCTCTTTAATGTCAGCCCAGCGCTGTTTAAACCAGCCGCTGACAGCCCCCCAGTTGCGGTAGATAAGATAAGCCGCCGCCGCGACGGCGGTGATGGCAAGGCCGATGGGATTCATCAGCAACGCCCGACCAATCCAGAGAACGGCACGCCCGGCGAGCATAATGCCGCGAACCAGCCCACCTGACAGCACACCACCTAGTGTTCTGGCTCCTCTGGCGACGGCGCTGAAGCCGGTCACCAGCCAGCGAAGTTTGCCGCCTTCACCCAGCGCGAGCGTCAGGCGAAGCCAGTTGGCCCGCAGGAGCACGGCACTTTTCCAGACGTTAACAAAAGGGGATATAAGGAGATTCAGCCCCAGCTTGAGACCGATAGTGGCCATCTTGAAAGCGAGTAATGCTCCCACAACCTTTATGGTGCCGCTAACAAGTTGCGGATTTGCGGCTATCCATTTGCCGACACTGTCCATTAAAGGAATAAAAGTCTCACTGAGTTGAATTAGTGAAGGGCGCAAAGACTCCCCAATACTTATTGCTGTTTCGTTAAATGCAATCTTCGTTCTGCGCCAATGCCCTTCAAGAGTCGCATTCTGTTTTTCAGCGTCTGTATCTAGTGTGTTCTTCGCTGATGGACTATTCATTTCCTGCTTATTGGAAAGATACTTATCCCAGCCTTGCCGCATTGACAGCAGATGGTTGACGGTCTGAATGTCAGTGAAGACTTCTGCCAGTCCGAAGGACTCCATCAGCTTCTGTTGACCTTCCTGGTCTCCCGAGTCCTTTGCCGCATTCCACTGTTGTACGAACGCTTTGCCTTTGTCGTCAATGAAGGCGTTGGCAATCATCAGCGAGGATTCATACTGCGAAAACCCTTGTGAAACTAAGTTCTGCATGGATTTCTGATAATTAATCCCGGCCTTGGCATATTTCTGAATGGTATCGTTTCGCCCCATCGCCGCCAGCCAGTTGGACATATTGGTAACGGCTTCTTCCGCAGAGCCGCTGCCTTTGCCGACCTCCAGGCTGGAAACGATCTGCATAATCGCTTCTTTGCCTGTAATTCCACGGGCAGCAAAAGCTTTGGCCATACCGGGCAGTGCCTTAGCCATGTCTTTCAGTTCAAACGAGCCGAGTTTTGCACCGGTAGCAGCCATACCAAATGCCTGCTCCAACTCTTTGGCATCGGTAATTTTGAGGGCGTCGCTGAAGGCATAGGTCATTTTGGCAAGGTCGGTCATATCGGCTTTAGTGGCCGTGGCCGCTTTACCCAGCATCCCTGTGAGCTGAGAAGCCTGATTAGGGGCCATACCATCAGCAACCAGCTGCCCTACACCCTGCAAAAGAGACTCCTGAGTCTGGTTGACTTTAGGAGCAATTTCACGAATTGCTTTGCCAATAGCCTGTTCTTGTTTTGCATCTAAATCGCCGGTGACGCTGATATCACGCAGTTGCGACTCGATTGACGCATATTGTTTGACAGAGGCCATGACCGGCGACCCTAGCGTTCGGGCGATGCCGTAAGTCTCTGCCCCCTGCCCATAGAGCGCCATACGGTTGGACTTCAGCGCATCACTGGTGGCCGAAACCGCTGACAGACGGCGCTGCTGGCGCTCGATTTGCTCCATTGTGCGACTTACCCGCAGCAGCTCACTGTTGAGGCGCTGCATCCGCGAAGAACCTAACTGGCCATAACGTTCAGTCGCACGGGTTAAGGCGTTCTGGCGCTCCTGCAGGCGTCGCGATGTATCGCCGAGGGAATCAAGGGCGCGTCGGGTGCCACTGACGGCTGAGCGGAAGCTGCTCCCGACAATGCCGCCAATAATGACGCCGACTGAAAATTCATTGGCCACGGTGGTTATCCTCTGAAAGCGGAAAAACGGAAGGAAAGCGTCTGAGAGGCATGCAGAACAGCCGCGTGTGGCGGCTGTTAAGTGATGAGGAGTTACTGATTGTCGCCGAACTCGCTTTTGATTTGCTCTTCAGCCTGCTCCAGCCACATCTCCAGATCGTCAGTATCGAGGGCATCAATCTCCCCCGGCTGAAATCTAAACCACCTCGCCAGCAGCCCCTGCGCCTGCATCAGCGTTTTCGTCGCTCTTGCCCAGCCCAGTGACTTGCTGAAATCGTTTCTGCAGCTCCATGTAATCGGCAAGATCCATGTTATCGAGGTCTTCGGGGAGAATACCGGTGCTACGGGCAATCAGCGGTTCGTCCCAGTCAGCCGGGTCTTTACTGATTTTGCGCACCTGCTTCAGGTCTTTGACCGTCAGGCGTTTCAGTTCAACCTGCTCAACTCTGGTGCCTGCTGCGGTGGTGAAGGGGTAAGACAGCTTAAAAGTATCGGATTGGGTCTGCGACATGATCGTGCTCCTGTGTAAGTTCAGAGCAGTATGTCTGGAGGTGGACGTGACGGATATTAAAGGGGATTAAGAAGAAAGGGGCCGAAGCCCCTGTGATGTCAGTGAGTGCGAAAGCCTTTGCAGTTACGCAGGAAGGCGATAAGAAGTGCCTTTCCTTCGGATTTTCCGATGCCGGTGAACCAGTGGTCAGGTGGCTCCCATGCCTCAATCAGGTCAGCCAGCTTCCGTGCTTTGGTGCGGGCGCAGTCAATCGGGTCATTGGTTTTCTGGGTATTAAAAAGGTTTTCCACCCCCGGAATATCAAGGATGGTAAACCACGTACCATTTCCCATGCCAATCGAACCACAGTTCCCGCCTTTATCTTCAATCTCGACGGTCACCGTCAGCCCCCGATATTGATGCGGTAGTCGGTCAACTGGTCAACGCCGCCGACGCGGAAGATGTTGGCCAGATAGTCCAGCTCCAGCAGCTCTTCACCATCCAGTACCTGCTTGATGTATGTGCAGGTGAAGCTACTGGAGAACTCAGCGTTCTCGTGCTGTTTGAACGTCCCCAGCGGGTTCTTCTTGAACATGATTGTCAGGAAGGTGACCAGCGGAATTTCGTCAATCAGCCCCTGCGAACTGTAACGCTGGACGCTGGAACGGCACTGCAGCGCCAGCGACTTATACGGATTCGCGGCAGACAGCATCGCGTCGCGGTAAAAGCTGTTCCACTTGATCTCCCCCTCCAGCTTGTCGAAGCCTGCCGGGAGTTCCACCTTGCCCACCATCCCAAGCGCCTTATGCTCCTGCATGGTCATGGAGACGTCAGGCAGTTTGACCTCCTCGGCCCGGCCCAGCAGGTTAGCGCCATCCAGGTAGATGTTGGCATTCGTGATGCGGTTGATCTCAATCTTTGCCATCAGCTATTCCCCTTCAGGGTTAACAGGTATTCCGAGGTGATCTCGGTCTCAAACGTCAGTCGCTCCAGCGGTGGTGGTGGCGTGTATTTGTAGCTCAGCAACAGGTGACCGGCGGCAAGCTCCGTCTCTTCGTTGCGGGCCGGATCAAACCAGCAGCTGAAGCCCAGCAGCGCACCGTCGCCAATCAGCTTGCGACCGTAGGCGTTGACCGACTCCGTCAGCGCATCAATCAGCGCCTGGGTAATCGGCATGTCGATGTACTGCTGGCTGAAGTAACGCAGGGACTCGTTGATCACATCACCGGTACGGCGAACGTTCTCAAAGTTGCGCATATGGGTGACCGTTGGCCATGCCGCCATACGGTTGCCCCACAGACGCAGGCCGCTGCCGTAGCTGCTGAAGACCGTGGTGATGCCCTGTTCGTTGAGCAGGTTCACCTCACTCTGCGGGTCGTCAATCATTGCTGACAGCTGGCGCTCCACACCAGTGATACCCAGAATCTCCTGGTTGGAGGACGACCACCAGTAGCCCTTGTCCAGGTCGACCTTTGCACGCAGACCTGCAGCACGCTGGCTCAGCGGCTCCAGCCGTTCGCTGTTGGTGGCCGCGTCGTACACCTTGACGTGCGGGTAGCACAGACGGACGCGGTCGGAGCTGGTGTTGAAGTTAATGGTGCCTTCCGGGCCACGCCCCGCCAGAGCCTGAGCAAAAGTGGTACCAATCGGCGCGTCGATGTAGGTCACCGCGCCCAGCTTCTCAGCCATGGCGATAAGCTCAACCGAGACGCTGTTCTGGGTGCAGAAGACCGGGGCAATCAGGATTTTTGCGAAGTAGCCAAACAGGTTGAAGCTGTCGTTAAGCAGCTTCATGCCGGTACGGTTGCCCGCCGCATTAACGGCACCGATGATATCAGCCGGGGTGACTTTAGTGGGATCAGCATAGTTATAGCTGGCCTTCACCGTTGCATCTGCCGCGATGCTCTTACCGAGGTTGGTAATCACCCCGGTCTGTGCATCAAGCGAGTAGTCCTGACCTTCCACATAAGGCTGGCCATCGCTGTCCGGTTTCAGTACCAGCTGCGCGACCACCGGATTAGCCAGCTTCGCTTTGCCCGTCGCCTTGTCGAACGTTACATCTTCATCGGCCACAGCAGTTTTATGCACAGCCGGATCAAGCACGTTAATGACCAGAACGGTGCCTGCCCCATGGTCGTAGATCGCATCCAGCGCCTGCGGAATGGTAAAGCCGGTGAGCTGGCTGCCAAACGCCGCGGCATCTTTCTCAGACAGGCACTGCACCAGCGTATTGACGTCCCCCATCGGGGCGGTACCAATCAGGCCAATGACGGCAGACTTCACCGTTTTTACCGGGCGGGCACCGTTTTCCACCTCAATGGTTTCGACGCCATGCAGATAGTTAGCTGCCATGGGAGTCCTCCGTTTTCACATCGTTGTCGCCGACGTTCCTGCGCTTTGGTGACTGCACAACCGGTGTGCTGGCGGGTTTAGTCTCTTCAGATACCGGCGTCAGATGCTTCAGCGCCACCAGTACCTTCACATAGTCATGCTCCTCCGGCAGGGAAACATTCTTCCCCGGCCAGAGCAGGATTTCGGTTCCGTCCGACAGCGTGACGCCGCTGGCCGGGCCGGAATAGCGGTATTCTTTCATCAGTCGCTTTCCTCATAGTTCACTTCGGTTAACAACGGGCCGGACGGTAAATCGCTGTCTTCGATAAAGACGCTTTCGGTTGCGAAGTCGAGAGCGTACTGCCACAGCCCCTTGACCTCACCGATAAACACTTCACGGGTCAGCCAGATACGACGGCGGCAGTTCGGCGGGGTGTAGCCACCGAGGATGCGGCGGACTGCATCCAGAACGTCAATCGCACCTCTTTTACCGTTGAGCTGGCGGAAGACCACCGTGACGCAGAGCTGGATAGTCTGAGGCTGGATCACCGCACCAATATCATCGGGTTTGTCGAAGCGCGAACCGGCATAGCTCAGCAGCAACGCCCCGACAGGATGATTTAGACGGTATTCGGACGGCTTTTCCGGGAAGTACTCCACCTGCAACTGGGGCAGCTTCTCGCGCAACCGGGCCAGCACAGCATCGAGGACGGGCAAAACGTTCATCAGTATTTCTCCAGTAAGCCGTCGCGCCCGCCAAAGGTGGGCCGGCGTGCCCGCGCCCGTATTTCACCGGACTCAGGTACGTCTTTTTGAGTGGACTGCAGCCCCAGCGTCAGCTTCCCGTCGCGGATAGCCTCAAGCTGACGCCGGGCCTCTTTGTTGTCGTCTTTGACGGTGTCAGGCAGATCACCTTCAGGACGACGGACATACAGGCGGTAACGCACCAGCGTGATGGCAATATCCCGCAGAACGGTAGGCACTTCTGCCAGCGGCAGGGTATAGCGACCACGAAGGTGCGCATCAATCAACTCCCCGGCGTAGCGAATACAGCTGTCCACAACCGTCACATTCACCGTGGCAGGGGTGTCGAAATCCACGACCTCGTTAGTGAGCTGAATCAGCGTTGACTCAGGCACTTGTTCCTGTAAATCCGCCAGGGTGCAGTACATGTCACACCCCGCGCAGGATGCGGATAACATCACCTTCGGCCAGTGCTTCATCCAGCGCAATCCCGGCTGAAATACCTGCCGGGGTGTCGCCTGATGCTGCTGTCTGGGGAACGGCGCAGGCATTCGCATCCGACTGGACGTTCAGCCCCCTGGCAATCGCGGCACCGGCCTCGACGGCAACGATACCCAGTACGTTGACCGGCGTTAAATCACCGGCTGCGGCATCCACCTCCGCCACGCCGAGCGCTACGGCCCCGGCCTGACAGGGCGCGTTATCGGCACCGACAAAGCGCTGTTGTGTCAGCGCCGCACTGGCCGTCACGGTAGTGGTCAGAATGACCTGCTGAGTTGTACCCATGACCGTCTCCTTATTTCACGATGTTGGTGACGAGATACCCGGCATCGCCACCGACCACGGCGACTTTGTAGATATCGGTATAACGGCAGTACTTCACCTTGCCGCCGACGCCATCATATTTGTCCGCCACCGGCATCCCTTTACGGCGCAGGGTGTAACCGAATGACGGCTCATTTTCGTCGGCGCTGTCAGTGCCCGGCTGGGGTTTGCCGACGTAATGCAGCATCAGGTTGTCGCCCCAGATATCGGTCGGTTTTTTATCCTTGTCCTGTGCGTCTTTCATGGAGTTCATGGAGACCGGTTCGCCAATCACTACGTCTTCCAGCTGGAAAAGGTCTTTCAGAATTTCGATGGTGATACGCTTGCGCTCGTTAGCACCAATCGCGGCCTGAATCGCGGGGTGGAACTTCAGTAGCGACATGACGCTGGCCCCCATGGTCATCAGGTTCGGACGCAGACCGGTAGCGTTACGTACCGCTTCAATCCCGCCCTCGATGATGCCAATCGGATCACCCTGGCCACCTGCCCAGCGTTCAGCCGCAGCCAGCGCTTTGACGTTAGCTGCACGGTAGACGTTTTTGTCCTGGGCCAGACGGGCCGCATATAGCTCGCGCTTGAGGTTGACGCCGCTGGTCACACGGCGAATGGCTTTGGCCTCTTCGTTGAACATCGACTCGGCCTGCTCGCGATAGTCCACCGGCGCGGCCAGATCGTGTTCGTTGAGAACCAGGTCCAGATTGCCGGTTTTCTCGCGTACCAGAACGTTGCTGTCAGCCCCTACGGCACGCTCGGTGTCGTACTCCACAAAGGCGGATTTACCGAAAGTCGGAACGGTCACACCTTCCTTATCGGTCTGGACAATGGGGAAGATGCGCTCGCCGATGAACGCGGCATTTTTATAACCGCGAGCGATGCTGGTCAGCACCGGGTCAACAACGCGCTTACCCTTTAAATAGTCAGACATGTTCTCTCCTTAATTACAGGCAGCGGGAGACAGCAGCGTCGTAGCTGATGCCTTCTTTTTTCGACAGTTCCAGCGCTTTCTGATGCAGCGCCAGACGTTCCGGGTCGGCTTCAGCAAACTCCGCTGACGTCGTTTTGATATCCGTGCTCACGCGGTCTTTGGTCGCATGCTCACTGAAATTCAGTACCGGGGCAGTGCCATCCAGCAGCGTCTTAAACGCCGTGGCCAGCGGGGTGCGGGTATCGCCCTCGGCGAACTCGACAGGCTTATCACCACCGGCTACCGCATCAAGAATGGCAACAACAACCGGTTTTGCTGCCGGGGTCAGGCGACCCGCGCCGACCAGCTTCTCGGCAAAGGAGACGTTGTCCGCGTGCAGTTTTTCCTGCCTGGTCTTTGCTTCCTGTTCCGCCCGCTGGGTGGCTTCCGCTTTCAGACGCGTATTTTCCGCCTGAAGCGCTTTGATTTCTTCATCAGTCATGGTGCTGTTCTCTTGTTGAGGGTTGGGATTGTGTTCACTGAAGTCCGGTTCAGACTTCCCGGTGTCGCGGTAAGCCTCTTCGCGCAGGGAGTCAACCTGCCATGAAGGAAGCACCTTGTCGGTCTCGTCCAGCCCGAACTGGGCGATCAGAAAATCGCGCAGACGGCCCCATAAAGAGGCATTGGTGATATCACTCCAGTCGGCAAACTCCACGACGCCTTCTTCTTTCTCACCAAACGAGACCTGCTTCAGCCCCTTAATGGAAGGTGGCTGTGCGCCCAGAAAACCGACATGACGCAGGTAAAGCGTGCCGGGCTTCGGGTTGTTCGGTGAGTCAGGGAGATAGAACGAGGCGGAGACCTTCTTGAATCGTCCGTTGCCCACCAGTTCGGCAAACTGCGGGTCGAGCTGGTCAGGCTCTGCCAGCAGATCGCCGCCGCTAAGCGACAGGGATTTCACCCAGCCCCACGCCGGGTCTTCCGTTTTGGGGTGGCCAATAACGAGTGGTGCTTCATGGACGGACGGGTCATAGGCTTTCACGCAGGCGGCAAGATCGCTTTGCGTGAACGGCAGTTTCGTGCCGTGCATATCGGTATGAGTACCGGCTTTAAAAATGTGAATGGCTGGCATTTTGCTGTCCCGCGTTACGTTGTCGGGGACAGTCTGTGGAAAAAGCATCAGCAGCGCTTTTAATCTGCTTTAGAAAAAATCGGGGGTATCAGTACGGGGAATGTCACGCTGCGGGCAAATAGTGGTGCAAAGCGGGGGCTGTAAAGCCTTTATAAAGGTAATACAGCCCCTCAGCGGCTGGCAATGATAAATCACCCGCCTGCAGAGACAAAACTCAGCGACGGGCCGCTGCTTCAAGATGGCGGACAATCGTATCGAGGATGGGGACAACCACTTCAGGCTGCAGCTCACCGTCCCCTGTCAGCGGCAGGAACGGACGGGCCGGAAGTTCAACGGACTCATTACGCCCCGTTTTACCACCGAACTGGTGAATCGGCCCATAAACGACATTAGTGCCAACCGCTGCCTGCCGGTCGTCATGGTCGGTTGATACTGACCCCATCAGACGCCCGGTATCCTGCAGTGTTTGCCCGTCGCGCTCCTGCGCTGCCAGCGAGGGAGTCCACCCCGGACGCCCCTCATCGAGAAAGTTAAACTGTGTCTCAGCCAGCAGGGTTCCGGCGATTTTACGCATCGCGGGTTCCAGGTCTGTGGCAGCCAGGTCCAGCGCACGGAGGCTCCGGCGCAGGGATTCATCGTTAATGGTGATATTGACCAGGTTATCGGAAGCCATCGTTATCCTCTCAGTTCCTGCTGTGCCAGCGGTTGAAGCGTACCCTGATAGCGGGCAAGGTCGGGACGGTATGCTGCCCCCGGCGCGTAAGACCAGCCGACGTCGGTGGCCACCTTCGTGGTGCCGGTATTGAAGGTGGCGACGTTCTGCATCTCGCCTGTTTTCTCTGAGACCAGCTTCAGCTCCCATCCCATGGCTGAGCCAGAATCTGACACCTTCAGGCCACGGGCACGCACATCGGCTGCGCTCAGGGCAATGACACCACAGCGGCAGCGCCAGCCGTTCGGCGGGTAGAACGCCTGCCAGAACGGGTCATCATAGCGCAGCACCAGACCATGCAGCGCCAGATGGCTCTTGCGGGTATGGCTGTCGTTGATGCCGGTATACATCCAGTACGGCCTGTCGTCGACGTTCTCCATCTGCTCCGCCCAGCGACCGGCACTGTAGAGTACGGACATATTGGTACGAAAGATGGTGTCGAGCCGCCACGGGCTGCCCTGCTGGATGGTGACCAGCTCGCCCGTTACCGGGTCTGTGGTGTCACGTGGCCCCCACCATCCCTTGCGCTGCAGCTCCGGCTCCAGCTGCTGGCGGAACCAGCGGTCAGTCTTGCCCTCATCCAGTGCCTGCTGCAGGGCGCTCCTGATATCTTCCAAGATATCAAGGCGGGTCACTTTGGCGACGGTAAAGGCGCGGGCATGGGCATCCTGCCACATCTCCTCCCAGTCCCACGTGAAGCTATACCCTTTGGACTTCAGGTAGCTGACAGCCCGTTTTGGGGGCAGCGTCATGCAGTACGCCAGTTCAGCCGTTGTCACGCTCATGCAGACGCCCCCAGACAGTTGCAACAAACATGATACGGGCCAGCCGTTCCTGCAGGTCATCCGCATTCATCTGCGGGTACAGTTCAGCCAGCGCCCCCAGCAGCTCAGACGGGTTAACGCCGTCTTTCACCTGGTTAAAGAGCGGCTCCAGCACCGGCGCAAGTACGCCATTTAAGGTGCCACCGTTCATCAGAATATCCAGCGCATCATCGAGGTCCTGCTGGGCCTGAATATCAGCATCTATGGCCTCGGCGAACGACAGCGGCAGCGTGTTCTTCTGGCGCTCTGACGGTGGTGTCTCGTCAATATCGCCGTCCTGCAGCTGGTACTCACGCTTGAAGTATTGCGGGGTGAAGACCACACCGGCGCGGCTGAGTTTCTCGTCGCGGGTCGCCTGGGTATCATCGACCGTTCCCTGTTCCCACATCTTCCAGACGGGGCTGGCCACATCGCCAAAGTTCATCGATACCGCCATCCTGATGGCCTGATTCACCGCGCTTTCCACGATATCAGCGTCAGCGTCACGGATATCATCGGTGACCTCCAGTCCGGCCTGCGCGGAGGCGCGGTTACTGTTGGCCTCGGTGGTCTGGTTCTGCCCCAGCAGGGCGATGGAGATTTCACTGCGGGCAAGCGTGATCAGGTTCTGATAAATATCGCTACTGTCGGCCTTGCCTGCGGCCTCCTTAATTTCAATGGAGGAATCGTCAGGGATAGCGGCCACCGCGTCTTCCACCATTGCCTCCATGGAGTCCAGCAGCAGGTCAATCTCACCCTGGGCCGTCCCGCGCGGATGCTTACCGATAACCCACGGTGAGCCGTACTTCTCGGCAAAGCGCACCCAGAATTTCATGCCGCCTTTTTTGAATGTCACGGGCCAGAAGCACATCGACAGGTCAGGGAAGCCATACGGGTTGTCGTAGGTCGCGTCCTGACGCGGTACCACGAACTTGTTCAGCGGTACCGGCTCGCCTTCCAGCCCGGCGTCTTTTGCCCGAAAGCGCAGCAGGTTGTCATTGTCGAACTGGAACCACTCTGGCGGCTTACCCACGATATCGGCGATGCCCCAGGATTTAACAGAACGCCCCCACATGATCTCACAGGGCTGATATCCGTAGAGAACGGCGTCGGTCATCTCGCCGATGATGCGTGACAAATCCAGATCGTCGAGCATATCCCGGATGAAGCTGAATACCCGCGCCGGAGCATGACCGCGCTCAAGACCACGCTCCAGCGACTTGACAGCCGCCTTACGCCTGCGGATGCAGCCACCAACCAGCGGGTCGGTACGCAGTTCACGATAGATGCGGATATCCCGGCCCTGAGATTTCAGAATGGGGTCAGGGTTAGGCAGGTACATTCCCAGCCCGAAGAAGTCGATGGAGCGGCTGCGCGAGGCGATCTGCTCCGTCAGCGTTTTAGTGGGTTCGGCAAAAGAGACAAACTCATTGGGTGAAACCCAGAGTCCACGGGCCATCAGTAATCCTCCAGCATACGGGCCGCCTGACGACGACGGCGTGAGCTTGCCTTCACCGGCCCTTTGTTAATTTCACGGCTGGCGAAGTACGCCAGCGCCAGTGCGATGGCTGAATCCCCGTGACGCTTGCCACTGTCAGACTTCGCTTTTGAGCGCTGTTCCGGCACGCGGGGAACGCCGTTGACCACCTGAACGGCCCGCAGGTCATCCAGCGTGTCTTCATCCTTCGGTAAATCCACCAGGTTGCCATCTTCCAGCGCAGCCTTGACCGGCGGCATATGCTCGCGGTACCAGTTTTCAGTTGGCATCACCTGCTTAACCCGGCTGGAGCCGTAGCGCTGCATTGCGTATTCGGCGAGGTAAGAGCCGTTACCACGGGCATCGAGCGCCGCGCCCATCAGGTTTGGCAGGCCGTCCATCAGATGCCACGCGATTTGCTCCTGCTGTTTGAACGGCACGTTGCGCAGCTCCAGCACGAACGGTACGCGACGCACCAGGTTCTTCTCCTGCAGCAGGGGATAGTCCACCGACAGGTCACCGCTGCGGCCAAAATCTCTCCCCAGGAAAGAACGTGCGTCAGCAGGTAGTGCTTCAAGCAATGGTTTGAGGTGTTCGTCCAGCCAGTCCTGCGTCTCGCTCCAGCGGACGTCGTCGGGCTTCAGTTCGTAGCCCTCCGGGCAGGTCAGACGCAACACTGGCGTGCCTGCCGACATACGGGACTCAATCAGGGCGCGGGACAGCCAGGCTCCGCCGCCGTTGGCCGGAACGCAGTCAAGCTCCTCCGATGCACCGGCACCGTAGAATTTGTATACCGATGCCATCCACGCCTGCTCGGACGCTTCCGACCATTCTTTCCCGGTACGCAGGCAGACGCGGTGGAACAGTCCCTCCGACACAGCCTCCTGGAAAGTAATGCGGTGTACGCTGCCCCCCTGACGCCCGGCCCGGATATCACCGATAAGCGTATTGAACGGGTTATCGTCACCGTCATGGGTGGAGATAACACGCACCTTACCGCCCCAGATAAGCATCGCCAGCGCCGCCTTCAGCAGCTCGTCCAGTTGCTCATGGAACGCCGCTTCATCGATAACGATGATGCCCTGACGGCCACGCAGGTTCGACGGTCGACTGGAGAGCGCGACAACGCGGAAACCGGAGTCGGGAAACTTGATGGTGTAGGTCTTGATGTGCTTGTCGTCTTCGTCCTCCTCCCAGAAACCCTCTTCGATTTCACTGGCGGCATAGTTGAATGCCCGCGCCCACATCGCACACGCCTGGATATATTCGACGGTCATGTCCTGGTTATAGGCGATGTAATACACGTTCATCCCGCCCGCAGGTGCTGAAGAGGCTGCGGTCAGCACATCATCGGACGCCTCAGCCCAGGTGATACCGGTACGGCGGCTCTTCTCAATCACCTTAAGCGGAGAGGTGTCAGCCACCCAGCGCTGCTGGTAAGGCATCAGAACGGCGGGGATATCCAGCGCCGAGGTATCAGGCAAAACGGGAGCAAGCTGACTCATGTGGCAATCCCCAGAATTTCACGGCGCAGCGCCTGTACTGCATCGGTTGACAGTCCACCCTTACGGGCAATTTTCTCGGCGTTGCTGGCCGCCTGCTGCGCTCTGGCCCGAACTTCAGACTGGAACTTCTTGAGGTTGACGGACGCGCGGGACAACGTGGCCACGTTCTTCGCCACCTTCGACAGCAGCGCCACGCGCTCTTTGGGGTCGACTTCGCCTTCTTCCGCTTCCTGCAGCTGGACGATGCTCTCGAACAGCTCGGTCTGAATCAGGGCGATCACCGCCTCCGAACGCGCATCCTGATCGTCAGCAGCTCCCTCGGTCAGCATGCGGGCCGCTTCGGTAGCCGCACGGATGGCACCATAGCGGCGCTCAATCTTCTGGCCATAGCGATGGATAGCCGATTTGCTGATGACGTAACCCTGCTCACGCAGCAGGGACTCCAGCTCGTTATACCCACTGAAGCCGGATTCAGTCAGCGCCCGCTCAAGCCAGCGACGCACATCTTCCGGCAGCTTTTCTATCGTGCTGCGTCTGGCCATCATTCACTCCAGTACTTTTCCGGGCGGGCGATGCCGGGGCCGCATTCCACGGTGTATTCCACCAGGTCAACGCCGAGGCGGGTCAGGTCGGCAAACCAGTCGCCGGAGGGTTTTTTCTCCAGATCTACCATCTTGCGGTCGGCCAGATAATCCAGCTCACGGCGCAGCTCCAGCGGCGTGGTATCCGGGTAGATGGCGCGGGATACATCCAGCAGCAGCGTCTCGCTGGCGGTATACGGGCGGGTTTTGTTCAGAGCAACCAGCAGACTCCAGCGCAGGGATTCCCGGCGCACGCGGGCGATATCAACCATGGTGACCTCCTGTATGACGGTACTGCTGTACCACTTCCAGTTTGTTGTAGAGTGCGTCCAGCTTGGCCTCGATGACCGTCTGGCCCCGGATGTAATCCTCGCGGCGGACGTAGTTCAGCGGTAAATCCGCCTTAAACCGCATAAATTCTTTTTCCAGCTCGCCCCAGTTGGAGGCAGACTGTTGCAGCGACTGCTCAAGGGAGGCGAACCGCGCCGCCTGACGCTCCTCCGCTTTACTGAACAGCCACTTGGCCATACCGCCGACAAAGCTCATGAAGGTGATGAGAAAGCCCACCACCGTCCAGAATTCAACCTGCAACGTCATTTCTGTAATCCTTCCCGTTCGTCCAGCAGTTGGTTTATCTGGCTGCGCCAGATGCGGCACTGCTTCGCGTTGTCGATGATGTTGGCGAGGACGTCGCGCTGGGAGACGCCTGAGTCGCGTAGCCAGGCGTCAGCGGCTTCAGGTTGCCCGGACGCTGCGCGAGCGCCGGTGCCAGCGGCGGCAGTTGTGTCTGAATGACCGGTGCCGACGGATGCGTTGTCATATCCGAGCGCGGCGTTGTACTGGCGCACGAAACCGCGAGTAAACACGCACTCAATGGGATGGCTCTTGCCTTTTTCATCAATCCAGCGCTGTGTGACATCGTTAATTTGCCCCTGTAATTGTTTGTTCTGGCTCTCAAGCTGAGCAATCTGCTCAAGGTAACTGGCTTCGGCCTGATGGCCTGCGGTAACCTGATCCTGATACCGCTTTGCCCAGGCCCGCAGCGCAGCGTTCTCAAGCGTCGTTTGTTCGGTTTTGTAGGTATCAAACGCTGACTGCAGCCGACTGAGCGCTGCGTCACCGTCACGTTTTGCGTCCTTAGAACCGTCGTGATAGCCCCAGCGGTTCAGCCCGTAAAGAACAGCCACCAGAACAAGCGCCAGCAGCATGCCGCGCCACGGTAGTCTTTTAACCAGGTTCCACACAGCTGCTGCCTCCCCATGTGAGATAGCGCGGTGCCAGTTCCCGCAGAATGCGCTGCGGGTAGTGGCGGTTCTCACGCCAGCTGGCGGCGCTGCGTCCGGCATTGACCGTGGCGACATGACCAAACCAGCGGGCGCTGTCCAGCCCTTTCTGCGATGCCAGCCGTTTGTCACGCTGCACCCAGCCCAGACCGCCGTTGTACCCCGACAGGGCCATGGCCATCCGCTCACAGTTGTTGGCGGCGCTTACTCGCTCCCATAGCCAGCGGTCATAGCTGACCAGCGCCCGGATAGCCCATGCAGGATTGAACGGCTCGCGGCTCTTAAGCCCCGGCATTAGCTGGCTTATCCAGTCGGCAGTGGCGGGCATAAACTGCGCCAGTCCCTGAGCACCAACCGGTGAGACCGCATCAGGTCGCCAGCCGCTTTCCTGATGCAGCTGCGCGGCAAAATCGGCCACCGGCGCAGACATCCCCCATTCAAGCCGGGCATTACGGATCACATCGTCGCGATACTGCAGCGCGGCCTGCGGTGGCTGGGCTGCGCGGGCCTGACTGAAGAAGCCGCCACACCACAGCAACCAGGCTACCGTTGCTGAACCAAAGAGCTGCCACCAGAAACTGTGCTTACCCGTGCGAGCTTGCCCGTGGCGGGCAAGCTCGATGCCAAGCCCCAGCAATACCAGCACGGCCCAGACAACCTGAGGCCAGTACATATAGAGGGTCATCGTTAAAGCCCCATCGCTACGGCCAGACAGACTGCGGCAACAATCAGCGCACGGCGGATCAACGCAGCGGAAAAGACCAGGTGAAGGCCAGTCTGGACGGGGAAGCGACCATCAGCCATCAGCCTGTCATCGTGCTTCAGGTACTGACCGGGGCGGGCTTTGGGGAAAAGCGAACGGTCAAGCCAGTAGCCCAGCACAGCCGCCAGCGTGATGAGCGACAGCTTGTAGACAACCACCGGCAGCTGCTGGGGCGAGACCAGGCCGATGGTGCCGAGCAACAGCACAGAGGTCAGCAGCCAGCCGCTGAGGCGGGGCTTTTTAACAGAGGGAATGAATTTTTTCAGGTTTTTCATGAGCGTCTCCTTGTGTAGTGGAGACAGCATCACAAATGGTCGGGGAAAGGGATTTTAAACAGCGTTAATAGTGAGGATGCGGACGAGAACCGCATGATGGCTTTGAAAGAACGACCAGCCTGGTGCGGTAACACCAGGCTGGTCATCAACCCACAGGTATGCACTGTGAGCCGACCAGGGTTCAGTCAGTCTCGCGAGACCAGACTAGCCTGCCATATTTTCATTGATTGCAAAAGGCTTACGGATAATGAAAGAACAATCTTTACCCATCGTCCCATGGATTGGTGGTAAACGTCGTCTGGCGAAGCATATTTTACCGTTGTTTCCGGCCCATACCTGCTATGTGGAGCCGTTCTGCGGGGCAGCTGCGCTCTATTTCCTAAAGACTCCCAGCAAGACCGAAGTCATTAACGATATCAACGGGGAACTGGTGAACCTCTATCGGGTGGTAAAACATCATCTGGAAGAGTTTGTCCGCCAGTTCAAGTGGGCACTGGTCAGCCGTCAGATATTCAAATGGCTGCAGGACACGCCGGAAGAGACGCTCACCGACATACAGCGGGCGGCCCGGTTCTACTACCTGCAGAAACAGGCTTTTGGCGGCAAGGTGGCCGATCACACGTTCGGAACCTCCACCACAAGTGCGCCGCGCTTTAACCTCCTGCGCATCGAAGAAGAACTGTCGATGGCACACCTGCGCCTGTCCAGAACGCTGATAGAGCATCTGGACTGGCACCAGTGCATAGAGCGTTATGATCGCCCCCACACGCTTTTCTACTGTGATCCACCGTACTGGGGAACGGAAGGCTATGGTGTAGATTTCCCTATAGGTAACTATGTCCACATGGCGGAGCTGGCGCGGAGCATCAAAGGTAAGATGATTATATCGGTGAACGATATCCCGGAAATGCGGCAGGCATTCAATGGCCTGAATATTCAAACCGTTGACATCAACTACAGCCTGGCGGGTAAGCCATCACCGCGCCAGGAACTTGTGATATGCAATTTCTGAAAGGAGAAACGCATGAGTTCAGCAATCAATAAGCCCAAAGCCTCATACTTAATGGGAATAACCTGCGATGAGTATGAAACTGCAGCAAAAATCTACACACTTAGCGTCAATGCCGACAATCTGGCAAAGGCAATAAGAGAGATGCAGGCCGCGCTTGAGCGGGTAGAGAAAACGCCGCGAATGCCCCCTGAAGATAAGCTGAAAGGAATACTCATTGGTCAGATAAAATTAACTATTTCCCCCAATCCCAATAGCCATGCGGGCTTGCTATCAGGCCCCTGTTGTTGATGGGCTGTGACACCGTCAATGCGTAAAAAATGATACTCAAGGGCGGATTTAAATCGCCCTTACTTCTATTAGAACTGCACGTGTTTTTAAGCACTTTCCTAAAAAAAGAAGTGAATCACTGCCCAGATAACTAAGGTGATGACGACCAAGCCAACCGCAAGCTCAAGCTTATCTTTAGATGTCATCTTGGCTACAGCAACAGAAGGGGAATCTGGCTCTTTAGTCGATGGATTTTCAGCTGAAGCATCCAAATTTTCAACATGCACCTTATCGGTTACAGGCAAATTATTTGCGTTATCGAAAGCGATTGACTGCAGCTTTAAAAAGGTTTTTGCATCCGTTTTAGCTAGAAGCTGCCTATTCCCCGTGAATGCCGCTTTAAATGTTATGGTCTTCTTTGTCTTATCTGCTGCGCCAAGCAAGCCTCCAATGACCAAACCCGCGCCACCAAATATTAGCCCACCAAGGATACCTGTGCCTGCGGCCTTACCTATGCGGCTTTCCACCTCACTGTCTGCAATTTCAATTGATAGCAGCTCTTCCTTCGGGTTCAGCACAATAGCATCAGGGAAGCCTTGTTTAGGTTTTTTACCGAAGACAATAGTGCCAAAGCCAAAACTTGCCCATCCCTTGGGAAAATTTCCTGCAATAACCTGAATACCCGCCATGTTGGTCTCCTTTTTCTTATACATCCAGCTTATTCTGCATTAAAGATTCAGAGCATATCATGATGCTGTTTTTGTTTTTTTGCTCACCTTTCCCTGTTCCGCCAACGCAAAGGCTGTACGCTCTAAAGCCTTTTTGTCTGAATCATTTAAGTGCTCATAGTTGTCCAACAACGCCGCCTGCCGAGTTGTTAAGGAAGGTCTCTCTACAATAGACCCTGGAGCACACTGACCAGTAAGTATGTAAGTAACATCTATGCCCGCTGCATCCAAAAGAGCCAATTTATCTAAGGGCGTATTGCCCTTTTCCATCCAGTTGTAAATCGTCGCACGAGATATGCCCGTTAACTTAGCAACAGTTTGAGGGCCGATGCGTTTTAATTCCTCAACTAGACGATCGTGAAGTTCTTCTAAAATAATGGACATATACCTTGCTCTGTCTAATTTTTTAGACAATAATCTAACACACATAGTACAAACATAGTTGTATCAACCAAGGAGACAACAATGACTGCAGACCAAGTCAAAACGCTCTTCCGCCAGCGGGGAATTACATTCACCCAGTGGGCAGAAGAAAACGGCTACAGCCGTTACGAGGTCTACCGCGTTCTCAACGGTCAGACCAAGGCTCGGTACGGTAAATCCCATGAAATCGCTGTGAAGCTTGGACTTAAATCAGCAGCCCAAGCCGCCTGATGATTTTTTGTCTGCGTAAAAGGTTATCACATATTGCAAAAAGGGGAATGTGACATGAGTAAGGCAAATGTATCCAGTTCTGGCTCCCGCATTCTGCGCGTTCTTAAAGCACTGCGCGGTCACGCTCTGAACGGGGTTTCTAACGGTGAACTGGCATCAGCTCTGGGAGAGTCTCCAGCCAACATCAACCGCGCCCTAAATACCCTGATTGAAGAAGGGCTGGCGCTCAAGCTTGAAAACGGGCGTTTTGCTCCTGGTGTACAGCTTTTGCAAATCGCCATGGCCCATAACAATGAAATGTCCCGCGCACAGGGGCGCATCGACGAACTTAACCAGCGTGTACTGGCTGGTAGCCGCTAAGGAGTAACAATGGCTCGCACAAAATCACAACATGCTGAACTTGCACCTGACGTGGAGCTAAATCCCGAACTGAAAGCGACTCAAAATCTGATGGCGACAGTAACCAGCCAACTCAGTGATGAACGTGATCTGCTGAATCAGCTTCTTGGTCAGGCACAGATGGCTGATGCATTTGAGCAATTTTCCCGAACAGTTCGGACTTCTAAACTGGCATTTGTTAAAGAAAACAAGCTATATCGCAATCTAAAGGGCAAGAAAACACCGAACGGTTCGGAGTTTTCGGGCACATGGGATGAGTTTTGTAATGTTCTCGGAATCTCCGTTGATAAAGCAGATTTAGATATTGCCAACCTTACCGCCTTCGGTGAAGAAGCCTTAGATTCCATGTCCCGCATGGGGATTGGTTATCGCGAACTGCGCCAGTTCCGCCGCCTGCCGGACGACCAGAAAAGCGCCCTCATTGAAGTAGCCAAAGAAGGCGACAAAACGGCCCTGCTGGAGCTGGCCGAGGAAATGATCGCCAAGCACACCAAAGAGAAAGAAGACCTCAAAACCGACCTCGAAATCAGCCGCCAGACGCTGGCCGAAAAGAAAGATGAGATCAACGTTCTCAAAGATCAGGCTGATGAACTCAAGGCGAAACTGACGCGTCGTGCAACTACAGAGACGCCTGATGAAGAAGGTCAGGCGCTTGAAACGGAAGCCACTGGCTTTAAAAGCGGCGTACTCAGCGCTCTTATCAACCTCAAATGCGGCTTTGAGGCACTGGCCGAACACGCAGAACGTACCGGCATCAGCCACACCCATATCATGGCAGGACTGCTTGATGATATCGAAGCCCGTGTAGTCGACATGCGTCAACAGTTTGACCTGCCTGACTTCCGCGAGATTGACAGCATGCCGGACTGGGTGAAAGAAGCACAGGAAGAGGATGAATAACATGGTCGCGTCACATCTGACACCACCAGTAAGAGAACGGGAACCGCAGGAAAGCCTTTACATGGATAGCCCGGAAGTTCTTGGACACGCGCTATGCACTCTTGTACCAGACATGATGGCGGGATTCTGCATCCTGACCAGTACTGGAGAAATCAGGATTTCAGCACCCGATGCGCATGCATTTGCCACCGCAATGGAAACGTTACTTCTGGAAAAAATTCACTATATCCAAAACGAACGCTGTCGCTGCTCTGCCAACAAACGGGCTGTTGAGATTGCGGAGAAACTTCACGAGAACAGTGAGAAATGGAAGCAATGGCAACAAAAAGCGAAGGCTGAATCATGAATCCAGCGCTGACGCAACGGCTTGTCAGCATAGCCGCCGCCGCTGACGCAGCCGGACACGGTGAAAAAGAGGCGGTATACCGGGCAGCGTGTGAAGAATTACAGATGTCACGCGCCACCCTGCTGAAAAAGCTTAAGGGGGTACGGATGAGCCGACCACGCAAACAGCGCTCAGATGCCGGTAAAACGACGCTGACCCACGATGAGATGCTGACCATCTCCGGGGCGTGGCTGGCGTCTCCCCGTCCCGGCAACGGTAAGAAAGGCTACAGTCTGGAGGATATTGTGGACGGATTACGCGATAACGGTCTGATTATTGCTGGCCGCACCGATACTGAGACCGGGGAGTTTTTCCCGCTCTCAATTGACGCTATCAGTCGCGCCCTCCGCCAGCATCGTATGCACCCCGACCAGTTACGGGCACCATCTCCTGCACTGGAGCTGGCCAGTCTGCATCCAAACCACGTCTGGCAACTGGATGCGTCCATCTGCGTGCTGTATTACCTCAAAAATCCGGCCAAAAGGGCAAAAGGGGACACCGGTCTGCGCGTCATGAGCGCGGCAGAGTTCAACAAAAACAAACCCCGCAACCTTGACCGTATCGTCAATGACCGGGTGTGGTCATTTGAAATCACCGACCACACTACGGGCTGGATTTACGTCGAGTACCGCTTCGGGGGAGAAAGTGCCGTCAACTTCCTGGAGGTGATGATTAACGCCATGCAGGAACGCGGCAGCGCCGACGTACTGCATGGGGTGCCGAAAATTCTGTTTACCGACCCCGGCTCTGCGCTGGTCTCGGCCTCGCTGCTCAATATGTGCCGGGCGATGGGCATCCGCACCATTCAGCATAAGGCTCACAACGCCCGCGCCACCGGTTCGGTGGAAAAGGCTCGTGACATTATCGAACGCAAGTTCGAGGGCGGCCTGCGCTTTCTCAGGGTGGATGATATTGATGAACTGAACCGGCTGGCGCGTCTCTGGCGTATGAAGTTTAACCGCACCGCAATCCACAGCCGCCACAGCATGTCGCGTACCGATGCCTGGCTGAGAATCACCGAAGAGCAACTGGTAAAAGCCCCGCCTCCCGAAATCTGCAGGGAACTGGCCATCTCTGCACCTGAAGAACGCACCGTTACCGGCAAGCTGCGCGTACCCTTCAGAGGCAAGGAATACGATGTGTCTGACGTTCCTGGTGTGTTCGTCGGTGACAAAGTACTGGTTGCACGCAATCCGTGGTCAGACGATGAAGCGCGGGTCGTTATCGTCAATGATGAAGGCTTTGAGACCTTCCACGTTATTCACGCGATACATAAAGATGAACTCTGGCAGTACAGCACCAGCGCACCGGTGATTGGTGAAGAATATCGACAGCTGCCGGAAACTGTTACCCAGACAAACCGCGATCAAGTGGAACAACATACCTACGGCACCGCCAGCCAGGAAGAAACCGAGGCGGCGAAGAAAGACAAAGCCCTGCCGTTCGGTGGTCGCTTCAACCCTTATCTGGACATTGAGCGCGATGACCACCCGGCCTACATGCCTAAACGCGGTCAGGCTTCAGATGTGCGCGGGCCGCGTATCGAGCAGCGTCCGCTGACCCATGTGGAGGCGGCGAAAGCCCTGCGCGAGAAGTTCAGCGCTAACGGCCATACCTGGACGCCGGAACATTACCGCCAGTTAGCGGCACAGTACCCTGATGGCGTACCGGAAACCGCGCTGGATGAGGTCATGGTCACCCTGACCACTCCGGCCCGCAACAGCGTTATCAGCATCGTTAACGGTAACTGAGGAGGAAGGCATGCTGGTACTGAAGCAACAACTGAAAGAGGCCCGCATCCCGCAGGCGGTGGTGGCAAGAGCCGTCGCCGTTTCCGAGGCCACACTGGCCCAGATTGTGAACCATAACGAGTGGCCCCGCACCAGTACGGAGGAGGTGCGCCAGCGTCTGGCGTTATATCTGGAAAGTCAGGGGATTGATACAGCGAAGAGTTTTGATGCTGCACAGGGCGCTGTCACGCCCCGTACAGCGGGTACTACCGATAAAACCAACCTCAGTGAGGAAGAGAACATGTTACTCAAAAAGCAGGTGTTATTTCCAGCAACTAAAAAAGCGTTTGGCCTTTTCCGTGACCCGTTCGCCGATGAAGCCATGCAGGGCGCGGACGATGTGTTCACCACGCCGGATATCCGCTACGTGCGTGAGGCGCTGTTCCAGACTGCCCGCCACGGTGGCTTTCTGGCGGTTATCGGCGAGTCCGGCGCGGGTAAATCCACGCTGCGCCGCGACCTGATTGAACGCGTTAACCGTGAGAACGCGCCGGTGATTGTCATAGAGCCATACATCATCGCCATGGAAGACAATGATGTGAAGGGCAAAACCCTCAAGGCGGCAGCTATCGCCGAAGCCATCATCAGCACCATAGCGCCACTGGAAAGCATCAAACGCAGCCAGGACGCCCGTTTCCGCCAGCTGCACCGCGTTCTGAAGGACAGCAGCCAGGCGGGTTTCAGCCATGTTCTGGTGATTGAGGAGGCCCACAGTCTGCCCATTCCGACACTGAAGCACCTTAAACGCTTCTTTGAACTGGAGTCCGGCTTCAAAAAGCTGCTGTCCATCGTGCTGATTGGCCAGCCTGAGCTGGCGGACAAACTGTCCGAACGCAACATGGAAGTCCGTGAGGTCGTCCAGCGCTGCGAGGTGGTTGAACTACTGCCGCTGGACAACAGCCTCGAAGAGTTTCTGACGTTCAAGCTGCAACGCGCCGGTAAGCAACTGGCCGACATCATGGACGCCAGCGCAGTGGAGGCCATCCGCGCCCGCCTGAGTAATCTGGGCAGTAACCGAAAAAGCATGGTCAGCCTGCTGTATCCGCTGGCCGTCAGTAACCTGGTGATAGCTGCCATGAATCTGGCTGCTGAAATCGGGGTTCCGCAGGTCAACGCCGACGTCGTCAAAGGGGTTTAATCATGAAATCCATCGCCGATATCAACCAGCAAATGAGCAAGGTGCAGTCCGCCATTATGGCGCTCAACGCCATGAACACCACCGTGCAGAGCGTCATGATTGCGGGCAGTAAGCCGGTTATCCGTATCGCCCGCAACGGGCACTGTGCCCGTCTGCTGGAGCAGGGCAAAGCGAGTTATACCCATGTTGGCCATGACGGCTCATGGCGCTTTCGTCAGGGCGTCTTTGAGTTGCATGGCTGCCGTATTACCTGGTCAGAGTCATTACATTAACCATAAGGTGAACAGAGATGAGCGAAGTAAATAAAGAAGACTACATGAAAGACCGCAAGGGGCGTCTGGTGCCGGTTGACCAGGTGTCTGACTATGACCTTGCGATGGATTCTTTCGTTAAAGAACAGGTTGCCGCCGCGAAAGTTAAACGCGATGAACTCAGCGACTTCAAGCGTCGTGCCTTTGACGAGTGCTATGCCTGGCTTGACCTTGTGGCCGAGAAGTACGGCAGAACGCGTGGCGGTGCCAAAGGCAACGTGACCTTCAGCAGCTTCGACGGTGCTCAGCAGATCACCATCCGCGTGCAGGAAACCCTGACCTTCGGGCCAGAGCTGCAGATTGCCAAAGATCTGATAGACGAGTGCGTCACCGAGTGGTCGGAAGGCGCAAACGCCAACCTGCGGGCCATCATCAGCGATGCTTTCCAGGTGGACAAAGAGGGCCAGCTTAATACCGGACGTATTCTTTCCCTGCGCCGCGTCAAGATTCAGGACGAGCGCTGGAACCGGGCAATGGAAGCCATATCGGAATCACTGCAGGTGGCAATGTCCAAAACCTATATTAATTTCCGGGAGAAAGATAAACACGGGAAACTAATTAATATTCCGTTAGATATCGCTGCCATTTAATTTTAATTCAATTTCTTTTTTATTTCGGCGTCAGTGCCGTGGGCTTCTGCACGCCGAAAACAGCATTGAGGAATAAATCATGTCCATCAAATGTTCCAACTGTAAGAAAGGTATCACTACCCTGAAGTTCAGCGACGCCAGCGTCATTACCTCTGGCAAATACCATGTGCCAGCCGTCCTCATCACGCTGGTATGCCCTCACTGCAGCCAGCATTACTACACCGAAGTCCCGGCCATGGAGTTCATCCCCTGCGAGGCAACAAAATGAAAGACATGAATTTAGATAACCGTTCGGCGATCTACTATCTGGCGCTGAAAGCCTTTGGCCCTGAAGCACAGACACTGAAGCTGATAGAAGAAGCCGCCGAACTGGCCGCTGCTGCTGCCCGTAACATGAACGGACTGGGCAGTGAAGTTGACCTGGCTGGCGAACTGGCTGACGTTGAAATCATGATTGAACAGTTCCGCCTCAACGGGATGGGCCTGATGATTGACTTTCATAAGCAGAAAAAGCTGGAACGCCTTGCCGAACGACTGGGGGTGACTTATGCCGCAGAATGAAAAATTACCAGATGATCGCCTGGCCCATATCCATCAAAGCCTGAAACGCTGGGCCGATCATGACAATGCTTTAAATAGCTATATCAGCGGTCAAAAGATAGACCCAATATTTCATGATTGTGTGCTGGCACTGGCTGAACTACAGGAGCTTCGCAAGCCTAATCAACGTGAACAAGTTCGTCGTGAACATGCCGAGTGGTCAAATGCGACATTCGGCGATGTTGGCCCTATTGGCCCTTTGAAACACCTGTCGAAAGAAGCTCTGGAGGCATCAGCTGCCCCATCCGATCTGCTTGAGTGGGCTGATATGCAGTTTCTGTTGTGGGATGCTCAGCGCCGTATGGGTATTTCTGATGAGTCAATCACTAGGGCAATGGTTGAAAAACTGGCGATAAATAAGGCTCGCCAGTGGCCAGAGCCGAAAGATGGAGAGCCACGGCTGCACATAATAGAACCAGGTGCAGGTAAGGAGGATTAATTATGACTGATAAAGAAAAGATTCTGGAGAAATTAAAGAAACTCCTGGCACTGTCAAAATCTGATAATCCACATGAAGCATCACTGGCACTGCAGCGTGTTCAGAAACTGATGCAGACATACGGCATTACCCGTGACGATATTGCACTCAGTGATATAGACGAAAGCATCAGCAACTACTGGGCTGCAGGCAGCGTTAATCCACCACGTTACATGCTGGGTCTGCTGGGGATCATCCAGGCGGCCTTTGGGGTGGAATCTATTATTCATTCAGGTCATAAACCCAGCGTTGGCTTTTACGGTAATAAAGGCCGCGTTGAGCTGGCGTCTTATACCTGGGATGTTCTCGCCCGACAGCTTATTACGGCGCGAAAAAACTACATCGGGCAGCAGAATAAAAGAATCAAAAGCACGACAAAGACCAGCCGTGGCGACAAATTTGCCGAAGGTTGGGTACTGGCCGTGCGTAGTGAAGTGCAATTGTTTGCTATGACTCGTGAGGAACGGGAGCTGGCTCAACTCTGGCTCGAACAGAAATACCCGGATTCAGGCACAACTACGGGCCGTGAAGCTGGGAAATCACGTGACGCGGATTTGTCGCGCCATATCGGTTACAGAGAAGGGGAAAACGTTCGCCTGCATCAGCCTGTCAGCGGGCATGAGCAGCGGAAGCTGGGGAGTGGCTTATGATGGCTGAATATATTGTATGCGCCCTGTTCTGGTACTGCCTCGTGGGGTGGTGTAATGCTGAGCTGCACCGCCATTCAGGTTTTTGTTCACGATACAGCGGCGCTAAATACTGGATTAGCTGGGCGATAATGCTCCTTTGCTGGCCTGTAGCCCTTCCTTTATATGTTGACTATGTCAGAGGAAAATCGAAAGGTGAGGTCGATGATGACTAAACAGCGCCTCATTCAACTTATTCATATTGCCCGCAGCGACCTCCAGATGGATGAGGATACTTACCGCCAGATGCTGCAGGGGCTGACCGGCAAAGCCTCAACCAAAGGGATGGATACCACACAGCTAAACTGCGTGCTGGAATCCATGAAAAAGAAAGGCTTTCGCGTTAAACCTGCCGGGAAATCCAGGTCCGGTTTACCGCTGGATAGCCATCCTCAGTCAAAGAAAATCCGTGCACTATGGCTTGAAATGGCTGCGGCAGGTGTCGTCCGTGACAGTTCAGAGCAGGCGCTGGCGCTATGGGTTAAACGGGAAACGGGCATCAGCGCGTTACGCTGGCTCAGCAATGAGCAGGCAAGTAGCGTTATTGAGAAACTGAAAAAGTGGCAGCGCAGGGCTGCGGGGGTGAAGCAATGAGCGACCTGAATCAGTTTCGTAGTAAAGGGCCGGAACTGTTGGTGGAACTGGCACAGCACACCTCTGAGACCGTCCGCGAGATTATTGATATCGAACCCGCAGTTGCCGACCAGATTGGTCAGGCCGTCGCGAACCGTATGATGCAGGTCTGGGGCGGGCAAAACGTCTATTTCCCGATGGGCATGGTCTGGAAGGTCAGCCAGCGCGACCGTGAAATCTTCCTGGAGTTTGACGGGCGCAACCATCACGAACTGGCCCGTAAATTTGGTGTTTCGCTACAGTGGGTTTACAGCGTGGTGAAGCGGGTCAGAAAAGAAGAACTGGATCGAATGCAGGGCAAACTGTTTGATGGTGAACCCGATGCCGATACGGGGAGAAAGGAGTAATATCTGCAATCAGACTGGTGCGAGTTCTGTTTTTTTCGGGCCGGTCTTATTTTCACATACTGTAAGGGTATTGCATATTCCATCCAGTCTCTTCCCATGTTGACCCAGTTCTTCCCATAATTATCTCACTTATTCCCTGTCATTTATCTCAAGTCTAATCAGCCAGTAAGCAACGACGAGCTGCGCCACTACATCATGACAGGTGATACCCGCTCTCTCTCCACGCTGGTACAGGCTGACGGCGGCTATACCGTTATCCCTGAGCTGGACAAAGAGATCATGCGCCAGTTGCAGGATGATAGCGTGATGCGCTCCATCGCAACGGTGAAGACGACCAAAACCAACGAATATCAGAAGCTGGTATCTGTGGGCGGTACTACCGTTAATCGCGGCACCGAAGGTGAACCACGTACCGAAACCAGCACGCCGAAGATGGAGCGCGTTGATATCAAACTCAACCCGATCTACGCCTACCCGAAAACCACCCAGGAGATTCTCGACTTCTCCGAGGTGGATATTCTGGGCTGGCTGTCTTCTGAAATCGCTGACACCTTCACCGCTACCGAAGAAAGCGACTTTGTGAACGGCGACGGTGATAAAAAATCCAAAGGGTTCCTGTCTTACCCTCGCGCGGCCACTGCCGATAAAGCCCGTCCATTCGGTACGCTGGAGAAGATGGAAGCCGCTGACGTTTCCTCTGATGGTCTGATTGACCTGCTGTATAAGCTGAAAGCCAAATACCGCAAAAATGCCGTATGGGTGATGAACTCCAACACCGCCGCCAAACTGCAAAAGCTGAAAAACGGCAACGGAGATTACATCTGGCGCGATCGTCTGGTTGCCGGTTCTCCCGATACGCTGCTGGGCCGTCCTGTTCAGTATCTGGAAACCATGCCGGATGCGGGTGCGGGTAAAGCGTTCCTCGCGGTTGGCGACTTCAAACGCGGCTATTTTATCGTGGATCACACCACTGGCGTACGTACCCGCCCCGACAACATCACTGAACCGGGTTTCTACAAGGTGCATACCGATAAATACCTGGGCGGCGGCGTGGTGGACTCCAACGCCATCAAGGTGCTTGAGCTTTCCGGCTCCGGTTCCTGATTTGACGTTTAAGGGGCTTCGGCCCCTTTTTGCCCTCTGTGGAGTCCAGTAATGAAAACAACCGATTTTGAAATCCGTACTTCCGAAGTGAGTGCCAGCAACAAAAAGCTGGTGGGCTATGCCGTGCGCTGGAACAGTCTGTCAGAAGTTATCTGGGATGAGTTCCGCGAGCAGTTTGCGCCGGGAGCATTTAAAGACAGCCTGGCATCCGGTAGTGATGTGCGTGCGCTGTATGAGCATAACTATACCCAACTGCTGGGGCGTACCAAGTCCGGCACGCTGGTACTGTCCGAAGATGATACCGGGCTTCGTTTCGAACTGACCCCGCCGAATACCCAGCTTGGCAACGATGTGCTGGAGCTGGTGGAGCGCGGGGATATCTCCGGCATGAGCTTCGGTTTCCGTGCGCTGAAAGAGGCGTGGGATATTGCTCAGTCTCCATATCTGCGCACAGTCACAGCCGCCGAACTGCGGGAGATTACCGTTACCTCTATGCCTGCCTATCCTGAGTCTGGCGTGGAAATCGCGCACCGTTCGCTTTTCTCCCAACATCCTGAACTGCGCCGCGCTGGCGATAACCGTCGCCGCTGGGCTGAATTAGCGGGGCTCTGATATGTGGAATATCTGGCCGTTTGGCCGTAAGTCTGAACCCTCCGAACAGCGCAGTATGACCATTGATGAGTGGCTGGCGATGGCAGGGATTCCAAATACCGGATCAGGCGAGTATGTGTCTGCTGGTACTGCGGAATCTCTGCCTGCGGTGATGAACGCCGTGTCAGTTATTAGTGAGGCTGTGGCGACAATGCCCTGCTACCTCTATCGCGTCCGTAATGATAATGGTCGCGAGGCGCGGGAGTGGCTGAGTAATCACCCGGTGGATTTTCTCCTGAACGAGCAGCCGAACGACTGCCAGACGCCTTATCAGTTTAAACGCACGATGATGCGCCATTGTCTGCTGAACGGTAACGCCTATGCGGTGATCCAGTGGGGGCGCGACGGTCAGCCGCAATCCCTGCATCCGTATGCGCCGGGGGCGGTTGTTCCTGAGCGTATCGGCCAGCATAAGTACAAATATACCGTTACCGAGCCGTTTACCGGGGCTGTGCGCACCTACCTGCAGGAAGAGATTCTGCACCTGCGTTACTCCACCGATGATGGCTTTCTGGGGCGCTCCCCGATCTCCATCTGCCGTGAGGCGCTGGGGTTAGGTCTGGCCCAACAGCGCCACGGTGCCAGCATTATGAAAGATGGCATGATGGCGGCGGGAGTCATAACCACAGCTGAGTATCTCGACAGCGTGAAGGGCAAGCAGGCTATGGATGCGCTGGATCGCTACAAAGGCGCTAAAAATGCAGGGAAAGTGCCGATCCTTGAAGGTGGGATGGACTACAAGCAGCTTGGCATGAGTAATCAGGATGCCGAGTGGCTGGCCTCCCGTCGCTTCACCATTGAAGACATTGCCCGCATGTTCAACGTGTCGCCTATCTTCCTGCAGGAATACAGCAACAGCACCTACAGCAACTTCAGCGAAGCGAGCCGCGCCTTTCTCACCATGACGATGCGCCCGTGGCTGGCGAATTTCGAACAACAAATCAAATCTGCGCTGCTGGTGGCCTCTCCTGTTCCGGGAACCCGTTATCAGGTGGAGTTTGACTCCGCTGACCTTCTCCGTGCCACGCCAACCGAACGCTACGCCACTTATGAGCGCGGCATCAAGAACGGGATCATGAACCCGAACGAAGCCCGTGAGCGTGAGGGGATGCCGCCGCGTGAAGGTGGTGACGAGTTCAGCCAGGCATGGAAGCAGGAAGTGAAGATCAGTAAGGACGGCAAGGAAGGTGACGCATGAGAGCCGGGGGACTGAGAAACCGGCTAACAATCCGGGTATTCACTACTCACAGAGATCCATCTGGTCAGGTTATTCAGACCTGGGAAGACGGGGAAACTATCTGGGCTGAGGTTAAGGGGATCAGCGGTCGTGAACTGGTAGCGGCTGGTGCTGAGGTTGCCGAAGCAACGATCCGCGTCTGGGTGCGATTCCGCCGCGATATTACCGCCGCCAACCGCCTTAAGGTGCTGACTGGCCCGTTTGCCGGGGCGACGCTCAACATTATCGGGCCGCCCATACCGGACTCAGGTATGACGCGCCTTGAGATTCTATGCAAACAGGGGACCGAGAAATGACTACTGAAATCACCCTGGCTGAAGCAAAGCTGCATTGTCGTGTTGATGGCTCAGAGGAGGATGCGCTGATTCAGGCGTACATCGATGCGGCGCTGGAGGTCTGCCAGAAGCATATCGGCAAGCGGTTTGATAACGGGCTGGAGTTTACCCCGGCTATCAAGATTGGTTGCCTGATGTACGTCTCTCAGCTGTACGAGTACCGCACGATGATTGCCGATGCTGAGTCGAAAGAGGTTCCGCTAGCTATCTCTGCGCTGTGGTCTGTCTATCGTGATGTGGGGGTGTACTGATGCCATGGCAGCCAATGCGCCGGTGCACAGAGCCGGGATGCAATAAGCGGGTGAAGTCCGGTAAGTGCGACGAGCATAAGCGGGAAGCGTGGCGGGAACAGGATGCCAGACGCGGCCACCGTCGCGCCCGTGGCTACTCAGCCTCATGGGAGAAGTACCGCGCTCAGTATCTGAAACGTCACCCCCTTTGTGTTGAGTGCCAGAAGCTGGGCCTCTACGTTCCTGCAAAGATTGTCGATCACATCATCCCTATCAATGGTGGTGGTGATGTTCTGTTCTGGCCTGAGTGGAATCACCAGCCGTTATGCCAAATGCATCATAACCAGAAGACCACGCAGCAAGACCCCATTACCAAAGCCAACCGCAAAGCAGGGCTCTACATCGAGCAGGAAGAGCGGGCAGCACAGCGCAATAACTGGATGTATGAGGCAAGCGATGAATGAGAAAGACGTGGTGAATCTGTATCAGTCGCTGGCCCGATGCCGTGATGGCTTTATGCAGACCCGCACCAGACGCAATGAGCGCCAGCCAGTGAAGCGCATGAGCGAACGTGAGCGGGAGGTGATGCAATGCTTCCGCAACCGCTGACAGGCCGCATGGATGGGGTGGGGGAGGTTTTCAGGACAAAACCCCAGCCGCAAGGCACCACCCGCCCCCTCAAATTTTTACGCACGGTGATTTTTTTGAAAATAAAACGCGATGGAAACGAGAAATTTTTATGGCAAGACCACCAAAACCGCCAGATTACCTTGATGAGTTAGCCGCGCAGCAGTGGAAAGCGAAAGCGAAGCAACTGGCCGAACGCGGTGATCTGACTCCCGCCGACTGGAACAACCTTGAGCTTTTTTGCGTCAACTATTCGATGTACCGCAAAGCCGTGGAAGACCTTGCCAGCCGTGGATTCAGCATTGTTAACAGCCAGGGCGGCGAGAGCCGAAATCCGGCGCTGAGCGCAAAGGCCGACGCTGAAAAAATCATGATTAAAATGTCGTCGCTGCTGGGCTTTGATCCGGTAAGCCGCCGCCGGAATCCGGTGGAAACGGAAGAGGAAGACGAACTTGACCGTCTGGAATGAGTACGCAAACGCGATAAAAACGGGCGAAATTCCGGCCTGTAAGCGCGTAAAACAGGCCGTGGAAAGGTACTTTTCAGACCTTAACGACCCCGGTTATGAGTTCGATACGGCGACCGTAGAGCGGTTTATTGCGTTCTCGCGGCTCTGTCCTCACGTCAAAGGCCCGCGGCGGGGCCAGCCAATAGAGCTGGAGCCGTGGCAGCAGTTCGCCTTTGCTAACCTGCTGGGCTTTAAGGTCAGGGAGTCAGGCCGCCGGAAGTACAGCAGCGCCTTTATTGAAGTACCGCGCAAGAACGCCAAATCCACCGTGGCCGCCATGCTGGCTAACTGGTTTCTGGTGATGGAGAAGGGCCAGCAGGATATCTACACGGCGGCGGTGAGCCGGGATCAGGCCCGCATCGTATTCGACGATGCCCGCCAGATGTGCCTGCTGTCAAAACCGCTGAAAAAGCGCGTCAATATCCAGGCGCATAAGGTCATTTTCCCGAAGAGCAACAGCCTGTTAAAGCCGCTGGCGGCGAAAGCGGCCACCATTGAGGGGACTAACCCCAGCCTGGCGATTGTCGATGAATACCACCTTCACCCGGATAACGGCGTTTATTCCGCGCTTGAGCTGGGTATGGGCGCACGTCCTGAGGCGATTTTGTTCGCCATCACGACCGCCGGGAGTAACGTTGTCTCCGCCTGTAAACAGCATTACGACTACTGCTGCCAGATTCTTGCCGGAGAAGAGAGCAACGATTCGCTGTTTGTCCTGATCTACGAACTGGACGACGAAAGCGAGGTTGAGCAGCCTGAAATGTGGATCAAGGCTAACCCTAACCTGCATGTGTCCGTTGACGCGGAGAAACTGGAGTCCACCATCCAGAAAGCGCGGGGCATACCGTCGCAGTGGGTGGAGATGCTGACCAAGCGTTTCAATATCTGGTGTCAGGGCTCCACGCCGTGGATGGGTGCCGGTGCATGGGATGCCTGTGCACTCGACTACACCGAAGAAGATCTGGCCGGGATGGAGTGTTACGCCGGATTTGACCTGTCCTCAACCAGCGATATTACCAGCGTGAGTTACGCTTTCCCGTTCGACAGGGAGATCAGACTCCTTACCCGTCATTATCTGCCGGAAGCACAGCTGCTTAACGTCGCCAACAAAAACCGCGCCATCTACCGACAGTGGGTAAAAGCGGGATGGATACGCACTACCCCCGGCGACTGCATCGACTATGACCGCATCCGTGACGATATTCTGCGCGACGCTGAAACCTTCAATATCAGGCTGGTGGGCTTCGATACGTGGAACGCCACGCACCTGCGCACCCAGCTACAGGGGGCGGGCCTCGATGTGGAGCCGTTCCCGCAAACCTATCTGAAATTCAGCCCGGTAGCGAAATCCTTTGAGGTTTTTGTTAACCGCAAGGTGGTGCGCCATCGTGGCGATCCGGTTCTGGCCTGGGCGATTGGTAACGTGGTGATGGAGACGGATGCCAACGCCAACATTAAGCCCAACAAGAAGAAATCCTCCAACAAGATAGACCCGGCTGTATCCGCGCTGATGGCGTTCGGTACCTTCCAGGCTGAGCACGAGGATTTTGCGTTTGATATGAGTGAAAGCCACAAACAGCGTCTCGCTAAGTTTGACGGCATCTAAATCGAGGTAAATTATGGCAACTCTTCGTGAGCTGATAATCAAAATTTCTGCTAACTCGCAATCATTCCAGGCGGAAATTTCCCGCGCCTCACGCATGGGGCAGGATTATTACCGAACCATGCAAAATGGCGGTCGGCAGGCTGCCGCTGCCGCCCGAGAGAGCGAAAGGGCGTTATCTGATCTGACCGCTGGGTTTGCATCGGCAGGAAGAGCCGCTGCTGCTGCTACGGCCGCTTTTGCGACTGGTAAGCTCGTGCAGATTGCTGATGAGTGGAATTCAGTAAACGCCCGTCTTAAGCAGGCATCATCTTCAGCTGATGATTTTGCTGCCTCTCAGCGCCAGTTAATGGAAATCAGCCAAAGAACTGGCACCGCGTTTTCAGACAACGCAAACCTTTTTTCACGCGCAGCTGCTTCAATGCGTGAGTTTGGGTATAGCTCTGACGAAGTTCTGAAAATTACCGAAGCTGTTTCTACCGGCCTTAAACTTTCGGGGGCTAATACTCAGGAAGCGAGTTCTGTTATCACTCAATTCAGCCAGGCTCTGGCGCAGGGCGTTCTTCGCGGTGAAGAATTCAACGCCGTTAACGAAGCAGGTGATCGTGTTATCCGCGCACTTGCCGCCGGAATGGGCGTGGCCCGCAAAGACCTGAAGAGCATGGCTGACCAGGGGCAACTTACGATTGATAAGGTTGTTCCTGCATTAATGAGCCAGTTGGGCTCATTACAGGGTGAGTTTGCCAGCATGCCGCAAACAGTTTCCGGATCCCTGCAAAAAGTCACAAACTCGTTCATGGCATGGGTTGGAGGTGTCAACCAGGCTACAGGTGCTACCGATGCGCTATCTGGTGGCCTAGACGGAGTTGCCCAAACGCTTGATTCATTTACCTCTTCGGCAGTAAGCGGCGCACTAAGTGATGTTGCAGACAATATGTCCACGATCACAACAGTGGCGGGTGCACTTGTTGGCGTTGGGCTGGCAAGGTATCTCAGTGGAGTAGTAACTAGCGCCACGAGTGCAACAGGTGCGCTAATTTCAGCCGCGAAATCAGAGGTTGCTCTTGCTGTCGCACAGGACAAAGCGGCTCAGTCTGCTGTTGCAGCTTCAAGGGCTGAAGTTTATCGAGCTCAGCAAGCTGTTCAGCGATCACGAAGCGCAGATGTTCAGGCCGCCCAGCAAGAGAAAATTGCGGCAGCAGAGGCAAAAGTTACAGCAGCTCAAGCCAGACTGACTACCGCTCTTGCAAGTGGCACTGCTACGGAAAAGGTGCGAGCCAGAACAGCACTTGAACGCGCGCAGGAAGGGCTGGTAGCAGCTAAAAATGCCGACGCTCAGGCTGTCGCTGAAAGGCGTCTGGCTGCCGCTCAGGCTGATTTAAACCGTAACATCTCAAATCGTGTTTCGACTCAAAGCAATCTCAATAGCGTAACATCTGTCGGTACTCGGCTGATGAGTGGTGCGCTTGGCTTGATTGGTGGCGTGCCTGGGTTGGTGATGCTGGGAGCAGGCGCCTGGTATGCGATGTATCAGAATCAGGAGCAGGCGCGTCGTTCTGCGCAGGAGTATGCCAGTCAAATTGACGAGATTAGAGAGAAAACATCTCGCATGTCCCTATCGGAAACGGATGACAACCGTGGTAGGACTGTTGGAGCCCTTGTCGAGCAAAATCGTCTGATTGATGAGCAAGCAAGGAAGGTTGGTGACCTGAAGTCTCAAATTGACGATCTTAATGCCTCCCGTGGTAAGCCGGGCATTACGAGCGAGAACGATGCAAATATCCTGAGAGCGATAGCCATCGTCACAGATCAGCTCGCCGTTGAAGAAGGGAAGTTGAATGATATGCGGGAGAAATCTCGCAATATTCAGCAAACCCTTGAGGGTATTGAAAGGCAACGTAACGATCTGATCAAAGAGCATGCCTGGCGCCAGAACGCACTGTACCAGTCGCAATTGATGATGAATGGGCAGCATGAAAAGTTCAACAGTCTTCTTGGCTTAGGCAACCAACTCCTTATGGCGCGTCAGGGGCTGGCTAACGTCCCGCTCAGACTTCCGCAGGCCGATCTCGACAAAAAGCAAACCGATGCCCTCGAAAAGAGCCGCCGGGATCTGGAGTTGTCACGCCTGAAGGGTGAAGCAAAAGAGCGCCTGCGACTGAGTTATGCAGCCGATGACCTGGGATTAACCAGTGATCCGCAATTCCAGACAGGCCGTCAGGAGTTGATTAATAACGGTCTTGCTGAATGGCGGAATAATGAGGCCAACAAACCTAAGGCGAAGGGTGGTAAAACCGAAGGCGAGAAAACCGAGGATGTGTATAAGCGCCTTATCAAGCAGCAAAAAGAGCAGATTGCCCTGCAAGGCCAGAATACTGAACTGGCGAAGGTTAAATACCAGGTCAGCCAGGGCGAGCTTGCTGCTCTGACGGAAGCCCAGAAAAAGACGGTATTACAGAATGCTGCGCTAATAGACCAGGTTAAATTGCGTGAGCAACTGCGAAATTACGAAGCCAGCCTTGCTGACAGCAATGCCAGCGCCCGCGCAGCTAATGATGCTCAGCTTATTGGTTACGGGCAAGGAACCCGGTTCCGTGAACGAATGCAGGAACAGTTTAATATCCGCAAGGAATTTGAGCAGAAGAACACCGATCTCCTTCGCCAGCGACAAGCCGATCAAATTAATGAGAACGTTTACCAGCAGGAGTTAGCCCTCAATAAGCGTTACCTTGAAGAGCGCCTGCGCGACCAGGAAGGATATTACGCTGCATCTGATGCTCAGCGGGATGACTGGATGACGGGCTTGTCTGAAGGCTATGCCAACTGGGTGGATGAAGCGACAGATTACTCTTCCATGGCAGCTGACGGGATGAAGCAGGCGATGGGCGGGGCTGTTACCACCATTACTGACATGCTTAACGGTAACGTAGACAGCTGGAAGGACTGGGGGGTCAGTGTTCTCAAAATTGTTGAAAATGTTGCAATCAACATGGCTCTTGCTAACGGCGTCAGTTCAATTGGTTCTCTCTTCAGCTTCGGTGCATCTTCCGCCGCTGCCGCCAGTAGCGGTACCGCTATTCAGAATGCTGGTGCGAACTTCACCTTTAATGCTAAAGGTAATGTTTACGACTCCCCATCCCTGAGCGCCTACAGCAACGGCGTTTTCCAGACGCCTCAGCTGTTTGCGTTTGCCAAAGGAGCGGGTGTATTTGCGGAGGCTGGACCTGAAGCCATTATGCCGCTTACCCGTGCAGCTGATGGTTCGCTGGGCGTTCGGGCTGTTGGCACTCCTCAGGTCTCTGGTGGTGTGCCTTCAGTTAACTTCGGCGATATCAATATTCAGGGGGGATCACCACAGGCGGCCAGTCAGGGAACAGCCGGTGCCGCTGGCAGACAACTGAAAGATGCCATCACTGGCGTTATTAACGAGCAGGCCAGTATGCCGGGCTCACCATTGTGGCGTTTGATTAAGGGAGTTTAGTTTTTACCGTTCGCTATTGCTCTAGTTTGTTCGTCAATTAGTGCAGTCAGTGGTGCAGTCAATCCAATAAAAAAGGCGCTTCCACATGCCGAAGAGCGCCTTTTTAAACAAACACTTAACTGATTAGTATCAGTTCATGCCGTATTTTTTCAGTTTCTTACGCAGAGTACCACGGTTGATACCCATCATCAGCGCAGCGCGGGTCTGGTTACCGCGGGTGTATTGCATCACCATGTCCAACAGTGGCTGTTCAACTTCAGCCAGTACCAGCTCATACAGGTCATTAACATCCTGACCGTTCAGTTGAGCAAAATAGTTCTTCAGTGCCTGTTTAACCGAGTCACGCAGGGGCTTTTGAGTTACCTGGTCCTGAGAGTTAACGGTAGAAACGGTCAGTACGTCAGAATTTACGCGTTGTTCGAACAT